ACACTTGCTTGTAGGAAATCCTTTGATAATCGGTGCGCAGCACCATGATTATTACAGCGGCAGCTACCGCATAGATCCGAAAAACTATTCCCAGATTCTTTCTGTTTCCGGGAAGGCAATGGCAAGTGACATAGTTGTCAATGCTTACGAAGAAGGAAACGAGATCGCACAGCTGATCGGGCGCACAATCGAGACGTATGTTGATGCTCTGGAAAATGTGACAGCTATCGGCGCATATGCCTTTTGCAGTTGTATCTTTTTGAACTCGGCCAGCTTCCCAGCGGCGACGCACATCGGTAGCTTCGCCTTTTCAAGCTGTACGCTGCTGCGGCGTATTTACGCTCCACTGGCATCACAGATCAATCCCAGCGCGTTCCATAACTGCAATTATCTCGGTTCGGCGATATTCCCATCCGCAAGGAGCATAGGCGCATATGCGTTCCAAGGATGCTATACGATGTCATCTGTCAGCTTCCCTCTTGCCAGTAACATCGGCTCCTATGCTTTCGCCGGATGCTCGGCGCTCCCTTCGGCCAGTTTCCCGGCTTGTGAGAGTGTAAATGCTTGGGCGTTCCAAAGCTGTACCAGTCTGGAGACCATTACATTTCCGATTCTTTCTCAAACCGTGCCGTCGCTGTTCATGAGCCTGCTCAGCTTGAAGTCGGCATTTCTGCCCAGTGTAAAGTCTATCTGGAACGATTGCTTCCGATACTGCTCAAGGCTTACAACAGTCAGTGCACCCGAAACCATTTACATTGGTGCATATGCATTTCATGGCTGCGAGAGGCTTCCTTCCGTGTCTTTCCCGAATGTTACGACTGTAGGAAATTTTGCATTTGCAAGCTGCTACTCCCTTTCTCACGCCTATATTCCGCAACTACCATTTGCGGCCAGCAGCATGTTCCAGAATTGCAGCTCTTTACGAACCGTTTCATTTCCAAATGCTTCCATTGTTTATGTGGATGCGTTCGGCAGATGCTACAGTTTGTCAAGTGTCTATATGCCTTCGGTCAACACTATTCAGAACTGGGCGTTCCAGTATTGCAGTAGCTTGAACGCGGTGGATTTTCCGATCTGCTCTATCGTCGGCTCAAATGCTTTCCTGTACGCCGGGCTTGCATCGTCGGTTTCGTTTCCGGCTTTGCAGCAGATTCATGTTTCTGCTTTCAGGTATAGCAACCTCAAAGACGCTGTCTTTTCTATGGTAACTGTGCTTTCGGCTGAAGCGTTTGGCTGGTGTTCACAGCTTAGTCGGGCTTCATTCCAGGCTCTGAGCAGAATACAAGCCTATGCGTTTTATCAGTGCTCGTCTTTGAGAACTGTATCTTTCCCTGAATGCGTAACTATCGACGGCCATGGCAATTATGGTGTGTTCGAGAGCTGCGCCATGTCGAGCGTATTCTTCCCGAAGTGCCAAAGCATCGGTGAGCGGGCATTCCATTCTTGTGCTTCGCTGACGACTGTATCTTTCCCGCAGGCCAACTGGATGGGACGATATGCGTTCATGAACGACGCTGCGTTGAAGTCGGCTTTCTTCCCGCTGTTGACTTTCATTCCGAGCCAGGCATTCCAGAATTGCTACTCGCTCCAATGGGCGTCTTTCCCGAACGCTTCATATCTGTCGGTCAGCGCTTTCCTGAGCTGTTACTCATTGCGCAGCCTGTATCTACTTTCAGAGGCAATGGTTGCGCTCCATAACAGCAATGCGCTTCACTCAACGCCATTCTTGAATTCAAGCTATCTCGGTGAGTTTGGCTCAATCTTTGTACCTGAGAGCCTTGTGGAGACATATCGTACTAATGGCACATGGAGCTGGTATGCGAGCAGAATCACAGCTTATGGGGAGGGTTGAGAATGAGAAGACTTGATATTCTGGTGCCGGTCTATAACGAGGATGAATCCGTCATAAAGCCTCTGCTGGACAGCATAGCCATCCAGCAGAATGTGAACCTTGCGGAGGATGTCGGCGTGATCGTATGCTGCGACGGCGGCACCTGTACGCTGTCAGACACATTCAGGAACAGCTATCCTTTCCAAATCGAATACTTCTGCAACGAGCACAAAGGCGTTTCGGCTGCCCGGAACGCCTGTCTCGATCACTCTGAGGCGGAGTATGTCATGTTCTGTGACGTGGATGATATGCTGATGAACGCCTGCGGTCTGTGGATCCTGTTCAGGGAAATGCAGATCGGATTCGATAGCCTGGTTTCTGTGTTCGTGGAAGAGACGCGCTTCAACGGTGAAGTGATGTATGTGAATCGTGAGCGCGACAGCACCTTCGTCCATGGCAAGGTTCATCGGCGGCAGTATTTGGTGAGCAAAGGCATCCGCTGGAATGAGGGACTGACGATTCATGAGGACAGCTACTTCAATATCCTGGCCCAGAACCTTTCCACCGAGGTCAAATACTGCCCGACGGCTTTCTATCTGTGGAAGTGGCGGGACGATAGCGTATGCCGGCACGACCCGAAGTATATCCTCAAAACCTACAGCAATATGCTGGACAGCAACGACGCTCTTGTAGATGAGTTTATCAAAAGAGCCATGCAGGACCGAGCAGCGTTCTACACGGCCTTCATGATCTTTGACGCCTACTACACCATGAACAAGCCGGAGTGGGTGAATCAAGAAAACGGCGAATACAGGGACAGCACCGAGCGCCGATTCTCCGAATACTTCACCAAGCATGAGGAGTTGTGGAACAGCATCCCATCAATGGAGAAGATGCAGATCTCCAACGGTGTCCGCAGCCGGAGCGTCAGCGAGGGCATGCTTATGGAGGCTGTGACCATTGAGCAATGGCTCCGACATATAAAGGAGTTGAGCAGCAATGGCTGATATTTCCGCATATGTTCGAGACATAGAATTGGCGGCGCGTGGCGAGGAAGTCCGCGACGCCATAATCAATGCCCTGAATGCCATCAATGAAGCCGCCCTGGGCGTATTCGACGAGACACCCACGAACAACAGCACCAACGCGGTCACCAGCCGCGGCATCAAAAACGCGCTGGATCTGAAGCAGGACAAGCTGACGTTCGATGATGTCCCCATGGAAAACAGCGACAATCCAGTCAAGTCCGGCGGTTTGTTTACCGCACTCTCCAATATCCAGGAGGCGCTGACGTTCGATGACGTGCCGACGGAGGGCAGCGATAACCCGGTCAAGTCCGGCGGCATTTATGATGCGCTTGCCAACATCGACTTCAATATCGACCAGGAGCCGACTGAGGGCAGCACTCATGCAGTATCATCCGGCAGTGTTTATGAAGGACTTCAGAGCAAGCAGGACTCGCTGACCTTCGACGAATATCCTCGGAGCAATTCGACCAACCCGGTTGAATCGCAGGGCATTTTTCAGGCCATGAAGGGCCTGCAGAGCACGATCCTTGTCTCGGAGGTCACGCTCGGTACTGAATGGGAGGGCGAGGATCCCTATACGCAGGAGGTCATCATCCCCAACGCCACCCAGTTTTCGCTCGTGACCATCCAGGCTGACGATGAAACCCTGGCCCAGCTCATCAATGATGGTGTTCGGGCAATGTGGATCGAGAATGACGATGGCGTGTTCACCGCCCACGCCATTGGCGGCGTGAACAGCGTCGAGCTGACGCTTCAGTGTACGCTGGAGGATACTACGGAGATTCTCGAAGTCGGCGTGATCGACGATATTCTTGTTTTCCCCGGCACGGATTATCCGACTGTCGTTGATGACGTTCTCTTACTCTAATATGGAGGTGACGATAAGATGGCACTGAAAGGCATCAGGGCAGGCGGCACTGTCCACAGGATAGACTATAATTATCTGGAAAATCTCCCACCCATCGACGAAGCGCCAACGGCTGGCAGCACCAACCTGGTTGCGTCCGGCGGTGTCAAGGAGGCCCTGGACGCGAAGCAGGGCGCCCTGACCTTCGACAACGCGCCCACCGCCGGTAGCAACAACCCTGTGAAATCTGGCGGCGTGAAGGCCGCACTGGATCAGAAGCAGAACAACCTGACGTTCGATACGGAGCCAACCACCGGTAGCACAAACCCAGTCACGTCTGATGGTATCAGGGCTGCCTTGGACTCCATGAGCGGTGATAGCTCCTTCTCTGACACGTCCGAGCATCCTGTCCAGAACAAGGTCATCAAGGCCGCGCTGGATGGAATCAATGATGCCATCGGAGATATCAGCGAGGAGCTTGAGAGCATCGACACAGAGTTTGATAAAGTCGTCCATGTGGACAGCGCTTCGCAGGGCTTCACTGACCAGGAGAAATACAACGCCCGCTTCGCCATCGGCGCGGTCGGCATCAACGACATCGGCGCTCAGCGCTTCGGCGTGTCTGGCGTAGGTGGAAGCGCCAGAGCATTGACGAGGCTGTATGATGCCGTGGGTATGACGGCCACGCCCAGCACCGATCTGGTGCAAGGCAGCTCTGACTTCGATGCGTATGCGCCTTTCAATCGTCGCAAGTGCGTTGGTTCGTGGAGCGTTGTCAGCGGCGAGAGCAAGGCCACATTCACCGTGAACGCCTATGAGGGCGACGCTGACTATGCCGAGGATGGTAGTATGGGCGACTATGTAGCTGTCGAAGTCGATCCTTTCTACTACTACGATCAGGACGGTATTCTCGCCGTATCCACATTCCCGATAGCCGGATACAAAATCCATCCTGTCTGCTGCGACTATGATGGAAACATCAGAGCGCATACCTACATCCCATGCTACGCACTGGCACAGGATGACAACGGTAAAGCTGTGTCGTTGCCTGGCTTCCAGAACCAACGCGGCGGGTACAAAGACCTGCGCGACTATGCCAAGACCTATGCCGATGCTGACGCCAAGGCATATGCCATGATCGAGCCGACAGCGATTTGGCATTATGAGTGGATGCTGCAGACTATCGAATTTGCCACACAGGACATGCAGAGCATCATGTATGGCGCTGCGTCCATGCGGTATGCGGATGACAAGATCGTGGCGGTTCCAGGCGCGAATAAAATCGTGGTCGGTTCCGTCGGCAGTAATTTTGTGGTTGGTCAGACAATCTACATAGGTGCATCCTACAGCTCTTCTGTAAATGTCAGGACGGACTACAACCAGATCACTGCAATCGAAAAATGTACGGCTGACGGTACTCCGAGCAGCTCTGGGACATACTATCTGATCACTTATAACGGCACTGACAGATCGAGCAACATCGTAGTGAACACATGGGCCGTTGCTTCCCGTCCGTGGTGTACCGGTGCGACTGCTGGTTATGCTCCCGGCGTGAACGCCATCCTTGGCCATACTGGCTGCCCAGTACATCTCACCAACGGCAAATATCCTATGCGATATCGCTGGCGTGAGAATGTCTACGGAAACCAAAATATGACGACTCTCGACCTGGCCGATGTGCGTGTTTCTGAGGGCAACGACGTATATCATCTGGACTGGTATTTCCTTGCTGATCCCCGGAAGTATATGTCGTATGGCAACTATGACAAGGCTGTGGTGACCGACACCTCAAAAGGCTGGACGAAGCTGGGCGTGACAACACCCGCGGCAAGCTACGTCAACGGGTATATCAAAGAGCTCGGTGCTGATGCAGACTATCCGTGGGTGAAGGTTCCTATCCTTACGTCTGGCGGCAGTGCTTCCACATACTACTGCGACTATGCGCCCCTCGTCGCCACGCCTGAGGTTCGCGCGGTGCGTCGTGGCGGTTCCGTGAGCTATGGTGCGTCTGCGGGTCCCTGCTTCTTCTACGCCCTCGATTCCGTCTCGGCCGCGCCCTGGCTCTTCGGCGCCGCCCTTTATTTCCTCCAGTAGGGGGTGAATGCGCGAAGCGCAGAGGGGGCCGCAGCCCCCTGGTAACCCCAAAATCCATCGCCGCGTAAGCGGCGAAATTTTTTTCAAATTTTGGCACTTTTTGCTTATTTTGTCAGACACTTACAAACGCCTGACAAAACCGGGAAAACCTGCTATACTAATGCGCAACGGGATTGGATGCGACTCTTCTGGCCGTTTGGTATCCTGCGAACCTCGTCAACACGCCTGAGGTTCGCGCGGTGCGTCGTGGCGGTAACGTGAACAATGGTGCGAATGCGGGTCCCTGCTACTTCAACGCCAACGATAACGTCTCGAACGCGAACTGGAACTACGGCGCCGCTCTTTACCCACCCCCAGCACCTGGCGTGGCCGCTGATGCGACAACCCATACCGGGACGGAAACCCAATACGAAGCGAGGTATTTGTGCACATCCTTTTCCGTAGTTGGAAACAACTGAAATGCTCCCTGCTGGAGCGGCTTAGTAAGCCATTGAAAGGCCGTAAGGGGAAAAAGGCATGAAACGAGTTGGTAATTTATGGGACAGACTGGTTTCGCTGAGCAATGCGGAGCTGGCTGTTTATGATGGCACGCAGAATAAGCGTACTGATTTTGTGGTGTATCGGAAGCTCGGCTACCATGACGGCCTGCCCGAGCACCAGGGCAAGCTGGATCCTGCAAAGGTCCGCAAGTATGCCCAGCACCGAATCGATGATCTGAACAACGGCTGGCATGCCTCAGAAATGCGGCATCTGACCGTGAAGCCTACCTATGGCAAAAAGCGGAACATCGACTGCCCATGTCTTGCCGACCATATCATACACTGGATGCTCATACAGACCATTCATGATCCCATCATGCGCGGGATGTATGAGCATTCCTACGGTTCTATTCCGAAGCGCGGCATCGATGCCGCCAGGAAGACCGTGGAAAAGTGGGTGCGCCTGGACGAAAAGGCCAAGTATTTTGTGAAGCTGGATATCCGCAAATTCTATGAGCATATCGACCACGACCTGTTGAAGGCCGCTTTTCGCCGCGTCATAAAAGACGAGCGCGTACTGGATGTAATAGACAACACCATAGACTGCGTACCGACTGGCGTTCCTATCGGAACCTATACAAGCCAGTGGTTCGCTAATTTCTTTCTGCAACCACTGGACCATCATGTAAAACAGGATATGTGCAAACTGCGCCGTGGCAAGCGTACCAACTGGGTAGCGCATTATCTCCGCTACATGGATGATATGCTGCTGATCGGCACCAGCAAGCGCGATCTGGAAAAGGCCGTCAAAGAAGTCATCAAATACGCCAGGAACGAGCTGCGCCTTGAGATAAAGGACTGCTGGGAGATTCGACGTATTGCCGTGGACTCCAATGACATCGGCTCCGGCATCGCGCCCATTGACATCGTCGGATATCGCTTCTATCGGGATCACACCGAGGTGAGAGGCGGTATCTTTCTTCATACATCCAGAATCGCCACGAAAATCGAAAAGCGCCTGCGTGAAAGAGGGGAGGTGCTGTTGAGAGATGCGGAAGGTATTGTAAGTCTGTGCGGCTGGTTTCAACATGCCGACAGTAAGCACTTCATCGAAACATACATCAAACCCAGGGTAAATCTAAAGCTGATGAGAGAGGTGATATCCTATGCGAGTAAACACGGAATTGTCGGAGAGGCCGCCCGTTTATTCTGTCACCAACGACAACGGGACGGCGTATATCAGATTCTATACGGACGTTCAGGAGGAGCAGCGAGACGACGGTTTTGTATTCCGGGCAACTATGTGGGAGATGTCCTGCCCCTGGGCACCGAACTTGGAGCGGAGGATCCACAACAATGAGACGCTGTGGCTGGCGAAGGTCAAGAGCGTCACTGCCCAGGAGGACGCCGCAAAGCGCCTGGAGGAACTGAAGGTTACGGCCACCGACGATGCCATTTGTGAGCTGGCCGATATCGTTGCCGATCTGACGGATGCCGTCACCGAGCTGGCCGGACTGATCGTGTAAAGGAGGGAAATGAGCCATGGTGAATCTGTATGTGAAGCTGATCCGCATGGGCCGCAAGACCATCGACGACGTGCCCGAGCTGTGGCGCGACGCTGTGATCGCCGCACTGGGAGAAGGGTAAGGTGTGAATCGTGAGCAACCTGCGTGTAATCGAGCGCCTCGAAAATATGCTGCGAATGGCATTAGAGATTATCGATGAACAATCTGTGCTGCTGGCCCAGCACGGAATTGAGACGGAAGGCGGAAAGCTCGAAGCCGCTGAACAGCAATTCCGTGAAGACATGGAGCAGTGGTGCTAAATCCATAAACGACTGAAAAGCGTCGGCTGAAATATGCCGGCGCTTTTCTTATGCCCGAAAGGAGGCGCAAGCACAATGATGTTCGACATCATCAACAAGGAAGCCGAGGTCGCGGAGGGCATTGAACTCGACACGATCTTCATTCTCAAAGATGGAAAATCCGTGGAAATGGAGGTGCCGGACGATGTTGAAGACGATCAGGCATAATGATGCGGACAAACTTATTGTGGCCGCAAAGCTGCTGATGGGTGTTCTGTCCGTCAAGGAGCAGATCGAGGACCCGGACAGCTACATCAAAGCAAACCAGGCGTTTGACGCCAACTTCGTGGCAACTGTATGCGCATGGCAAGAAAAGCATGGTCTGACTGCCGATGGTGTGATCGGCGCGAAGACCTGGGCGGCCATGGGCGCGGTACAGCCCACTTGCTCTACCAGCAAGAACACAATCAGTGGCGCGACGATGGCGCTTCAGATCCTCCTGGGCAGCAATCTCACCTGCGACGGTATCTATGGCAAACGCACCAAATCGGCGGTAGCCGTGTTCCAGGATTCCAGAAAGCTGGCCGCCGACGGCATTTGCGGCGCAAAGACCTGGGCAGCCATGCTCGGCAGCGTGGAGAGCCAGGTGGTACCCACCTCCGGCTCCACAGGCACCATAACGCAGGTTTCCGGTAAGTTCCAGTCCACTGTGAACTACAAGCAGCATGACAGCAGATGGGGCAAAAAGGTCTATACCTCCTGCGGTAACAAGAGCCAGACGATGTCCAATTCCGGTTGCGGGCCTACGGCGATGGCGAACATCATCGCCACGCTGATCGACAAGACCGTGACGCCCTGGGACCTGGCGCAGCTGGCCATGAAGTGGGGCGACAGGACAGCATCCAGCGGTACTGCCACCAGTTTCTTCCGGCACATACAGGAACATTACGGCTTCAAGAAGATGGTGGGCACTGGCTCACTTGATGTCCTGAAGTCCTGCCTCGATGCCGGCGGCTATGTGGTATGCCGCATGGGACCTGGCTACTGGACGAGCAGCGGGCACTATATCACGGCATGGAAGTACGACGCCAACAACATATACTGCAATGACCCATCCTCTCCTTCCAGCAAAAGAGCCGAACGCAAATATCAGAAGCAGTCCGACTTCTTGAAACAGCGTAAGGATTTCTGGTGTTTCTGGCCTGAGAGGAACGGTGGCTAATATGGAGTGGGTCCTGAAAATACTGACAGCTTGCGTTCCTATTCTGGTAGCACTGGTGGGCATTATCCCGACAGTAGTCTCCAATCGAAAAAAGACCCAGGAGAGCATCAAAGAATCGCAGGAAGCTGCGAAAAAGGATATGGTAAAGATGCAGACCTCTCTCAACAACCACATCCGGGAAGACGAGGACGAAAAAGCGCGGAACAAACGATACCGCATCCTTCGCTTCTACGATGAGATGTGCGAACACCGCAGACATTCTGAAAGCCATTTCGAGGACATTCTGGACGACATCGATGACTATGAGAAATACTGCGAGGCGCACCCGGAATTCAGGAACAACCGCGGCAAGGTGGCTATGGAGCACATCAAAGTCATTTATGGCAAGATCAAAGCCAGTGGCGGTTTCCTGACCCATGACAACGAACACGATGATACTTAGATATTGAGAGGAGAATCACCATGAAGAAGCTGTTTTCTGTCCTGCTGGCCGCTATGCTGCTGATCGTACTCACCGCCGCTTGCATCGCCGAAACTGCCGCCGAGCCTCCCGCAGCCATGTTCACCGTGAACGTCACCCAGCTGCTCATCGCCATCATCGGCATCATCTTCAATGCGCTGCTGGTCTGGCTCGTCAAGACAGTCATCCCTCCCTTGAAAAGGTGGCTGAAAATCCACACGACCAACGAACAGCAAACCCGCGTCTGGACGATGATAAAATGGCTTGTGGAGGCTGCCGAGCAAACCATCACCGGCTATGCCATGGGCCAGAAGCGTCTGGAATGGGTACAGGCGCAGCTGAAGGCAAGAGGAATTGAAGTTGACCTCGTGCTGATCGAAGCCGCTGTCAAAGAGATGAAAGATAATGCCTATAAGGAAGTCAGGCACACCATTGATACCGATGTGAACGTCAGTGTGGATGATGGAAAATAGAGACGCTGAAGCCCTGCCAATCACGGCGGGGCTTATTTTAGTTTTTGGGGACTTGCTGTAATAGTTATCGACCTGTTATCAATACGCACGTCAGATATACACCTTCTGCCTTCGTTTTAGAGGTATAGTGTTCACAACAACAGAAACACAGCGACCGCAACGAAGGGAGACGGAGACCATGACAGAGAAGACCATGAAGCAGATCGAGAACCTCAAGAACCAGACCATCGGGGTTGAGGTTGAGACGAACAACATCACCCGCAAGGACGCAGCGAAAGTTGCCGCCGAGTTCTTCGGAACCAGGCGCTACGAGAATACCGCAGACCGCAACGGGTACAGCACCTGGAGCGCCTGGGATGCCCAGGGCCGCGAGTGGAAATTCCAAAAGGATGTCAGCATCCACGGATCCGACAGCCAGAAGTGCGAACTGGTAACCCCCATCCTCCGCTACGACGACATTGAAACCCTTCAGGAGCTTTGCCGCCGCCTGCGCAAGGCAGGCGCGAAGAGCGACGCCACCCGCGGGTGCGGGGTGCACATCCACATCGGAGCGAAAGGCCACACCCCGCAGAGCCTTCGGAACCTTGCCAATTATGCGAACTCTATGGTTATGCGCACTTTTGCTTGGAATAAGTCGATTATGTTGCATTTTCAAATTCAAAAGTGCGCATAAAATTATCACTCCAGGCCTAAGATCTCACTAATCTTATCCTCGTCATCAGGCCAAAGAGGCTCGACTTCAGGGATGACCTCATTTCTTTTGTTTGCCAATTCACGAAGTTGATCGTGAGAAGGAGATGAGTAATGATCGCGCGTTGTTTTCGTATTTGCATGACCAAACTTGATTGCTATGACTTCCAGGGGGACATTGTCTCTAAAGAGCTGTGTTCCTCGAGTACGACGAAATGTATGGGGAGAAACAGAATCTGGAAGATAATGTTCCTTTCTTGCCTGATCAGCATATTTCTTAATCAGCTTTTGAACATTTCGTGCACTCATAGGCCCGCGTTCTCCTTTCACTATTGTGTATATAAAAGGAGCAGATGGATCCATTTCTGCATGAAATTCATTCAGATATTGCCGTATAAGAGAGGATGTTTTAAGGCTTAGAAAGTCCGTGCGTTCCTTGTTTCCTTTGCCATGGAGCCTGATGCCGATCTCCTCAGTATCTATCAATAGGCTACCCACTTTGAGTGTTACGAGTTCGTTGAGCCTGATTCCCCCATCATAGAGAATAGCCATGATCACCTTGTCACGAAGCCCCTTTTTAGTATTCGGAGGCATAGCAATCAGGGCAACAAGGGCATCCACATCCTCGATGATAGGCTGCTGAACTTTAGGAACCGTAATGAAAGGAACTTGGCTCACTGCGAATGCATACTGTTGAAGACTTATGTCCCGTGCCGATGCATATTTCATGTAGCTTTTTATAGAAGCAAGCCGGTTATTAACAGTTCTTTCGGACAAACGCATCTCGTCATACAGATGGTTGCGATAATCCAGCAGGAAATCATATGTGCAGTCTTGAAATCTAAACTTATTAGTTGGTATGCTTGCAACAGAGTTCACATATGTGCGAAATGTTTTTAAACCGCATTTATATGTTAGCTTTGTGCTTGCTGTACCGTTCTTCTGCTTTGGGATGTAGACGTTGAGAAAGTCGTGGGTTCTGCAAAAGAACAGGGATTCAATCTTCTCATGCTTCATCTGCGCATCACCTCCGGAATCACTTTGTCAATTACACTGTCCATCTTTCGGATAGTCCTCGCTGCTTCCTCTGCATAGTGGTAATAGTAGTATGTTTCTTTAAATGATTTGTGACCAAGGAATTTGCTCAGATACGGAAGCATGTAGTTAAAGTCAATACCCTGCTCAAGCCAAAGATTGATCCGATCAACAACGAAAGTATGGCGAAGATCATGCACTGTAGGCTTGTCTGCGCGCTTCGTTGCTGACTGCGTTTCTCCCCATAGTTTATTAAAACGATACTCAACAGAAGAAATATAGATGTGCCTTTCGGGATTCATACCAGGGAAAAGCCAGGTTGGCTCTGCTCCAAGCTCAGCTCGAAGACATTTCACATAATCACGGCATAGATTCGTCATATCCTCTGCCATATATATAAGGCGGTCTTTATTCCTCTTTCCATCGAGAATCGTAATAACGCCGCAATTCAGATCGACTTGAGATAAAGGAAGGTTTATGGCTTCTGAAATACGCATTCCATTCAAGTAAATCAAGCGAAACAACACTGGATATTCATTTGTCATCCTTCTGCTATAACCCTGTCGACCATGCTTCGCCGGGAAATAGGCATCCACTCGAGAAAAGAATTCATTGAGTTCCGATTTCGTCAGCGGAATTCGAATAGGGACTTCATACTTTGTCTCCATCGGGGGAATGTAGCTAGGGATGCAAAGGCTGTTGAGATAGACAGAAAACTGCCGTATCACCCTTAGCCTTGTCGACAACCCTCCAGCTCCCTCGCCTTCGTGCATCTGCACCCATCCAGCAAGATTTTCGTATGTCAGGTTTGTTTCGCCATACCCATTGTCAGTCCAATACTTGTCAAAAGAGCGCATGACTTTCGCTTCATTCTCATATTTATATCCAAGTGAACGCTTTTCGGCAAGAAAACCCTGAATGTGATGCCCTATTGAGCTTAAATATGCCACGTTTAGTAGCGCCCCCTTTCAACTAACAGTCCTGTCTCCTCCAAAGAGAGCGGACAGAGGCGCATTCTGTCAATATCAAGCGATGCATACCTATTTAGCGAGTTAGTATCGGATTGTCCTAACAGCTCGGCGGCTTCTTTGAGAGTTGCTCCTCCCGCAATAGAATCTGTCGCATATGTCCTTCTCAGTCGGTGAAAATCTGACACGGATGAACCGGATCGCTTCAAGGCATCATTGCATACCGAACTGGTTAGTGACATGTACGGCACCCTTGTAGAAATAAAAATAGTATCGGAAAGAGCATTCTTGGGTCTGGCGTCTCTTATGTACCTGAAGATGGCATTTAGCGTTTCTACATCTACTGAGTGTTTATGCCCGACACCGGTCTTTCTCTGTACTATGCAAATGGTTCGTTCTGTCCAGTTAATATCGGCATATTTTAACGCAAGAATATCACACGCTCTTAATGCAGTGTTCATTCCAAGTAGAAGTATTGCGGCATCGCGAAGCTCTATTGGGCTGGATGCAGCTCGGCAATACGCATAAATATGTTCGCGATCCGACTGATTAAGGACTGAGACAATTCTTTCGCCTTCAGCGTAACAAGATGACAAAGCGAAATGTAAACCGCTTTTCACCATACCTTTAAGTTCAAGGAAGATCAGAAACAGCTTAGCTCCACCGTTATAATTATTCCTTGTACGTGGTTTTACGTTACTTCTTTCGATATTGAACTTTTTTACTATTTCAGGAGTGAGTTCATTGAAAGAAGACAGTCTCTCTTGGACAAGGAATTCGCAAAAGAAGGATATCTGGCTTTTAAGCTGGCGAATGGTTCCCACGGCGCGCTTTTCTTTTCCCTTGGACTCAAGAAATTGATCTACACTTTCTCTACACCAAGAAGGCAGACGTTCATACGCGCTTTCAAGATGCCGCAACCGTTGTAACGGAAGAATATTACCAGTTTCAACATAGTCATCATACAAGTCAAGAGTACGATTCACAGCTCTGGTTCTATTGGTAGCAAGCACTTTGCTGCACATACCTTCCAACCATGCATTCGCAGTTGTCCTAGAATATCCAAGTTTTTCTCTGTCAAGAAATATGTAAAGCAACTTCAGGTAGAATGACATATAACTGATTACGTTATCAGAATACCCAAATGGAACCAACTGGGCAGAAAAATGCTCTATGGAACGATAGAGGTCCTCTGCTGAGATGTATCCTTCTTGGCAGTTGCTTTCCTTAACAATTTCTTGGCATTTGGGAGATAAATCCCCTAAAGTAATACACTTGGACGAGAACCTTACATTCATATACATTGCAAATGCAGGACGCAAATGACCGTTTGCAACCAGATACCTCAGAAAATGCCCGACCTTCATTATGTATCCTCGGTATGCCTCATCCGATTGTCCGATAAATTCGCAGTAGAAATCAAGGATCTGGTAACTGATCTCCTCTACTGATAAAACACCATTGCACTGCAGGAATTCACAGAAATGTATGCATGTAGCGTGTAAAGCTCTATTGTAGCCACAACAATAATTTAATGAAGAGGTATAGATGTCAACGACTGCTTGAAGCTTTGTGTCCAGTATTGCGTGAATACGTAAATGCGCCGCGAGTACATGACCGTATTCATAAACATCTGCAAGTCGATGAATGGTGATAGAGTAAAAAGCACGAGCCCTGTCAGAGGCTAATGAATCACTCCATAACAGCGCTTTTTCTTTTGAGAAAAAATCATGTTCATCCCCACAAACACTACGCAAAACACTATAACACTTCTCGCTTTGCTGTATGACGTTCTGTTGATAATGATACTTTTTTAGAGTATCGAGAACCGTACCAGTGTTCGTTTCATAGTGTATCAAATGATCACTCTCCTTCAGCGTGTACAGGATATATAGCTACCCTATTAATGATACACCAGGAGATGGATATTATACGAACTTTTTTCAGAAGATTTTATTATGAACCTGGTACAATGGTTTGAAAAGTGCGCATAACCATAGAGTTCGCATAATTCACCTTATACGTAATTTCATATAAGGTGAACATCATGGCCAGCCACGAGGAGCTTCTGGTGGATGCCCTTCGGCTGGACAGGAACAACAACCGCTACGGGCACTACTGCAAGCCGGTCAACCCGAATTTCCTTGAGAAGCTGAACCGCACCAAGCCCAAGACGATGGCGCAGCTTGCGGACGTATGGTACAACGGAAACGGAGCGAGCTACGGACGCAACCACCATTACAACGACAGCCGATACCACATGCTCAACCTCCACGCCACCTTCACCAAGGGGACCATCGAGTTCAGGCTTTTCCAGTTCGACGCACCGGAAGGCGACAAGCAGAACGGCATCCACGCAGGCCAGCTCAAGAGCTACATTCAGCTTTGCCTCGCACTGAGCGAGATGGCAAAGGAGGTCAAGAGCGCGAGTGCAAAGCCCCAGCAGACCGAAAACCCCAAATACGCGATGCGCACATGGCTCCTTCGGCTGGGCTTCATTGGCGAGGAATTCGCCACCGCGAGGGACTTCCTGACGCGCCACCTGGAAGGCAACACGGCCTTCAGGCACGGCAGGACGGCCGCCTGACGGCCACACGGAGGACTTAGCCTCCTCCCACCGGTTCCCGCCCCGCACGGCGGGCTTTCGGTGGTAGAAGGGTAAGCCCTTCAGAAAGGATGGAAACGAAAATGGAGAAAAGGTATCATCTGGCCTTTGGCTTCGACCAAAGAAAACTGAATGAAGCGCTGGAGATCAGCGCGATGGAGGTAGCAAAATGAAAACAAATAATAAGCGGACAAGAATATGCCCGATCTGCGGCAAGACGTACACAGAGTGGCCGGCGCTTTCGAGAGTAGACAACCTGACCTTGATCTGCCCGGACTGCGGGACCAGACAGGCGCTGGAGAACATGGGTGTCTCCTCAGATGAGACGGAGGAGATCATCGCCATCATTCACAGGAACAGCTAAAGCCATGATTAAAGCCCTGCGCCAGATGCGCAGGGCCTGTTTTTGTTTTTGGGCTTACCATTCAGTATCGAACTGTTCCAGCAAGGCGTCATATTTATCTTCAGCCATTGGCTCTTCCAGCACGTTGTCGATGTCGTCCTTGCATCCTGCATCCAGTAAGAATGTCGCGCAGATGTAATAACGGCCAGCATTCCTGATTTCCTCTGCGCCATACCGGAAGCCGGTGTCATTGAAGGTGTCTATGGCGCATTCGATCCCATAGTCGTTCAAACTGGCAATCTGGTCAGCCGTGAAGAACGGCTCCAGCTTCTCTTGAAAATCCTCAAACGGCATGATTTCAATCCTCCTTATCCTTCCAGTAGTTCTAACAGTCTGTATTTCTGCTCCTGCCCTATGCGCCAGCCCATCCAGAGGAAATCCACCGTGTGCTCGTACATACCGCCATCGTCGTTGCCGTCCTTGCGCCAGACCAGAATCCGCGCCAGCGTTACGATTTCCCTTTCGCTCATGTAGTGGTGCTCGCCGGAATCCCTGAGCGCGTCCCTGACCGTCTGGATCGTGGTCTCCAGCGGCTTGTCGCCTACCTCGTCGTAGTATTTGTCTGTCCTTGCTAACATTCTGATACCTCCCAGCTCTGTCAGTCCTCGGTGCTGCATTTGATGAATGAGGCGGCGTATTCACAGATGCGCGTCGGGTGAAGGCCATCGTCAAAGGATGCTCGGTAGGCGCCCATGGGCGGCTTCGTCGTCCACAAGGCCAACACCGCCTCGGCCCATTTCATCTGCCAGCGGTCGAGCCGCTCAAGTCGCACCCAGATCGTCGCAGCGACGCAGATCGCGGTAACCGCCCGGCCGTGCTTCACCAGCATCTCATTGAACCGCTCCATGATCTCCGGCGTGGACATGTCTTTCACGGCAGCGTCAATTCTGTGAAGAAGCGCGAATTTTGCGTCTCGGCTGCCGTCGCCATTCGCGGCTTTGATTTCTCTTGCCAGTGTTGCATCCAGTTTCATGCTGCTCTCCTTTTTATGGTCAGGGCGGCGTTGCTGCCGCCCTCGTTCGGTTCGTTATCCAGCGGTCTTGTCCTTGAGCATGATGTCGAACAGCATAGCCTTCAGCTTCAGGATTTCGTAATCCTTCTGAGCGAGTTCCTGTTCCAGCTTCATGTTCTCGTTGTCCTTGCGGCATACCTCATTGTCCAGGTCGTTCATACGCTTCCGGAGCTTCTCGTTGGTGCTGTTCGCGGCAGCCAGCTCATACGCGGTATCGGTCGCCTTGCGCCGTGCGGCGGTGAGTTCCTCTCGCATTTTCTTGATGTCATTGGTCATGGTTTTCGCTCCTTCCATTATCCAATCAACCTTTCGTTCTCGGTCAGCTTCGAGCCCTTCAGCTTGAAAACCGAATACTTGCAGTAGCCCTTCTCGTCAACGACATCGACGACCATGCAGAGGTTCATGAGCGCGTTGCTCATCGGGGAGCCGTAGGTGCCCTGCTCATACAGTCCGGCCTTCTCTGCTTTTTCCCAGAAGAGGCGGGTGTAGATTCCCGCGTAGTCCTTATTGATGAAGTCCGGCATCTTGGCGAACTGCGCCCGGATCCAGTTCTCGCACCACTCAACTTTGATCTGCTTCATTGCGGTATCCTTTCTGCCCGGTTTAGCCGCCGGGCATCGGCCGGTCGTGTTCTGCTTAGGCAATCTTACGGATTCTGATGGCAGCTGCGTTGGGATACCACTTTGTCATGAGCTCCGTGAGCTTCTTTCTGTCGGCCAGGTTGATCTTTACAACTCGCACACACTCGAACCAGCGATTGCCGCCTTTGTTAACCTTCTGTCCGTCCCAAGTCCAAACATCATAGATGCCGGTGCATTCATGCAAGCGCTCACTGCTGAAATCCTCGGTGCCTTCGTGGAGTGCATTGCCGTTGCAGTCGTACTCGGTGTACTTGTACTCAACCTGTGTGGTGGCTTCATACTCTCTGCCATCCGGACGGGTTCTCGTTTCTTTCCACTCGTTCAGGCGCTTGCCGTACAGCTTAACGGTTTCCCATTCTTTCATTGTGTTTGCCTCCTTGTCTTGTTTGGGTTCCGCGGGTTCCGCGGGTTCCGTGGGTTCCGTGGGTCTACCTTGAGTATGGGCTTATTATAAATGATTTCATTGAGTTTGTCAATAGAAAAATTCAATTTTTCCATTTGCATAAACAAATATAACATTGACAAAAGCAAGCATTTCATTTATAATTATCCACAAGGAGGTGAGGCCCGTGGACATTCCCATGAAAATCAAACTCGCCGAAACCTATGCCAAAGTCAGCGAGGCAGAGCTGGCACGGCGTTTCGGCGCAAAGTCGCAGCAGGCTTTCGTCCAGCGAATGAGAACAGGCAAATTCACGTCTGCCGAGCTGGAGAAGATTGCTGATGCCCTTGGCGCAAAGTTTGAATATTGCTTTGTGTTTCCTGATGGAACGAGGATCTGAACACAAGAAAGCTCCGGGCGATTGACCCGGAGCCTTTTTCATTCTGCGGTTGCCCTCGCTTTTCTGGCCTTTGCGTATCCGTTGTATCGTTCATTCAATGCGGCCTTTTCTTCCGGTGTCATGGCTGCTCGCCTTGCCCTTCTGGCGGCATTTTCCCGGTCGTACTTCGCCCGCTTCTCTTCCGGCGTGAGGGCGGCGAACCGCTCAGCGGCCCTAATTCTGGCGCGCTCGCGCTTTTCCTCGGCTGTCAGCGGAGGCTTCTTTTCCTGCCGGGTCTTGCCTTCGGCGGCCAGCTTGCGGTCGTATTGGGCCTTCGCCCATGCGGATTTCTTTTCGCGGTATTCCTTCGCCTTTTCGTGGAAGCCGTAGCCACACACCAGAATCGGCTTGTCGTTCTTCATGCCGATCTTGCAATCGCCAAGGTAAATCGGTTCCCGCACCACAATCTTTGCAAAGAGCGTATTGAGGCGGTTCCGCCATGCGCTGATGAAGAAGCAGTGGAACCTTTTCCCGATGTCCTTGAATGATTGCTTCACCACAAGCTCCCAGAGCAGGATCAGCGCTTCGCCCATGGCATCGTCGAACGTCCAGGAGAAGGCGTTCAGAAAGCCTTTGCTGGCCTTCAGGATGATGGGCTTCATGCGGTAGTGGAGTTCTTTCAGTCCGGCTTCCAGGGGCGTCGTGGCGGCGCACAGGGCGGCGTAGAGGGCTTCGTTGGAAACTCCCTCGTAGGCCGGGTCGAAGGTGTAGCAAGGCCGCTCAGCGGCTTTCACTGTGGTTTGCTTCATTGCGGTGTCCTCCTTGTGTGTTTCTTTGGGTTGTACGCATATTGCCATACCCTGCCCAATATTGGAATACCAGACACACACAATCTTTCAGGCCCGTGTTTGTGGGTTCCGTCAAAGAGAATCTGCGACCCTGGACAAACGCCCAGAGCCGCAGATGTAGGTCCTATTCTGTTCTATTCTTGTTATCATCAAGGATAATGCCATGCTCCAGCAGGTATTTGTCGATACCCTCTTGTATCCGCCGCTCCTCTTCAAGTCGCCGCTGCTCTTCTTCACGCTCCCGACGCTTGGCAGCCTCTCTGGAACGCTCTTCGCGGACGCGCATCACATTGCTCATGATGAATTCGGTTCTGGCATCGCCTTCCAGCTTTTCGCTCTCCCATTCAACGGTGAGCAATTCATCGATGTCGCGCTGAGTCGCATAGCACAGCTTGCCGAGGTCTTCAAGCGAGATGCTGTTGTTCAAGCCATTGATTATGTCTCCGATGGTGCCAGGGCGTATGCCCGTGATGTCTGCCAAATCTACGCGATGAAGATCCAGCTCGCCAATCCAGAACTTCTTCACGTTCCACCTTACTCGACACATGTCATTGCCTCCTTGTGATGTCATATTACCAGAAATTTCCACAGATGTCTGGCGTTTGTAAGATTGTGACAAAATTCATTAGAAGGCAAGAGGAACGTAATTCCCTGTCAAGTTTTGTATGCTTCTGTCAGAATTTGTCAGAAATCAGGGTGTTTACAAGCAAAAAGACCAGACGCTTCGCATCTCGAAAAGACGCGATTCGTCTGGTCTTAAAAATTAACAAACCAATCTGTCTGGAAAATACCAGGTAATGACAAATCCGGAGGCTGTAAGAGCGATCTGGTTTTTGATGTGGCAGGTTAGATTATGGTCGGCGATGGTGTACCATTCCCGACTTACGCTAACCCCATCGGAGTCGGCAGATTGCCCGGAATCTTCGGATTCCGGGTTTTCTTTGCTTATGAGCCGAATCTCGAACATCTTGTTGTCGCCGGTGAAGTCAACGGACAGTTTGAAATAATCCTTGTACAGATAGACAGCCAGGACAAAGTCCCGGATGATCATCCGCTGGAATTCCGGATCCCTGTAATCGCCATTGCGCACGGATTCAATGTAGGCGGTAACGCGGTCCCGGTCAACATTGAAGGTATTCGCCTTCTCGATTGCGATCAGGCCAGTCAGGCGGTTCTTGTCGGCCTGGAGCACATCCATGCGCTCTTTGATTTCATCAGTCATCATGCCCATCTCAATCGCGTGGACAATATTGTCGATTTGCTTCTTGGTGCCATTGAGCTGTTTTTCGTATGTGGCGAGTTTGGATTTAGCGTTGTACTTTTTCGCAAACTCCACCAGATTGTCCACGATCCAGTCAACTGTGTCATCGTCCAGCACGGTCTCCAGAACGGCGCGAGTGACTTCCTGCTCAATCACATCCTTTTTGATGTTCGACTTTTCGCAGGAGCCCTGCGTCCGGCGGGTCTGGCAGGCATAGTAAAAATACTTGGTGCCGAGGTGACCGGTCCCGGAGTAGCCCACCATTGCGCCGCAGCAATAGCCACAGAACAGCTTGCCGGTGAGCAGGTAATCGTTATCGTCATGCTTCCTTGCCCGAATGATCTTATAATCGCTCAGCTTCTTTTTCGCCATTTCAAACACGCTCCGTTCTATGATCTTCGGCATACCGTCATCGATGCGGATGTCATCGTAGATATAAACGCCGGTATATCGTTCGTTCTCAAGAATCGTATGGAAGGAATTCTTTTTCCATTTCTTGCCCTGCTTGGTGAGGACGTTGCGCCGGTTCAGCTCGTCAGCGATGTCCACATAGGATTCATCATTGAGGAATCTGCGGAATATCTCCGCGACCACCTTGGCGGCTTCCTCGTCCAGCGCATATCGACCATCAAGGCCTTTTTTGTAGCCGTAGGGTATGGTGGACACCACTTTGCATTTCTGGGCGCTGTCCCGGAGGCCGCGGCGGATGTCCTCGGCCATGTTCTCGGAATAGAACTGGTTCATGTTCATCATGGTTCGGAGCATGAACCGGCCGGTGGCGTTGTCGCCGAATTCCTCCTTGCAGTAGACCACCTTTACGCCGGCACGGGAAAGGCGCTCTTCGTAGCGGAGAGCGTTGGTCATGTTGCGGCTGATCCGGTTCGACTTGTAGGCCAGAAGCACCTGGAACTCATGCCGATCTGCAGCACGGAGCATCCGCTGGAGACCTGGACGATTGTCCCGCTTGCCGGAGATGGCGCGGTCCTCATAGGTGGCGACAATCGTCAGATTTTTCTGCCGGGCGTATTCCTCGCACTCCGCGATCTGCTGCTCGATGCTGGCATCGTTCTGGACGCTGGACGAGTATCGGGCATAGATAGCCGTGGTGAATGCCTGGACAGGCTCTGGATTCTTTTTTCTTGCCATAGACACCTTGCCTTTCCGTTCGGTGTCTGCTATAATGGAATAGCAGACGATGAGCTTGCCCGTGAGTCGGACTGTACAGCCTGCGCCGCGTTTCCAGCACGGCGCAGGCAATTTTTTTACTTATGGATCTTAGTCGGGAACCCTCTGGTGGAGGTCCGTATGCCGATCTGTGACCAGACGAGGCGAAATTCTTGTCACAGCAGTTTTTGTGACGGGCCGAAATTCTTGTCGCGCTTGTCACAGAGCTTGCCACAACCCCAAAACCCTTTATTTATCGGGGTTTTTCGGCCTATATGTGACAAGTGACATTCTTTTATATATATAATCTTTTTTCCAAAACAGGCGCGAGGGCGCGCGCGAGGCCCACCTGTACGCGCCTATACACGTATATATAATATATAAGGAATTTTGGTTTTGCCACGTCACAAGTCACCCCTCCAATTTGAGTAGTCCGCGCCGCATTTCCAGCACGCTCACAGGCGAGTTTTATCGATCTTGGGATGTCCTATACATACGCCCCTCTTTTTGCATATATTTCATATGCCGTCGTTCATATTTATGATAAGGGACAATCCACCTAATATCCATCCAATGAATATTCTGATATTCAAGCACCAATGTTGCAGCAAGGTCATTGCTATACATTTCGAGCATTTCTTCTGTCAATTTCTCATTATTTGAAACATTCCATGTTAAATCGATAGCCACCATACAATATTCTGAAATATCCCAGCCATCTTTTGTGTAGATACGCAAGGCATCTATATAAGTTCCGGGATAATCGTCTTTGATCTTTTTTACTATCCAATTCTTTATTGGAATTTTTATATCCGAATCGGAATAATCCGTCAGGTTAATTTCATAGATTGCAGCAAGAACAGAGTCAGCATTATCATAAATCTTAAAATCCTCACTATCTTTACGATAATAATAACCAGCACTTTCTATTCCAGTTGGGATTAACCCACTTTGGTATAGAACGGCATAGCTGTTGTGTGCTGCATTAAAATATGTGGCGCTATTTAGATTGCCAGATTCCAGATTAAAATAAACGTCCACATAATCACCGTAATCATCGTACTTATGCAAAGATATAGCTTTATCATAAGCAACTTTAATTCTTGAATACCCTTCGTCCTCGTAATCTTTAGCCGTAGATTTATAGATACTGCTATATTTATCGATTTGTTTATCAATATCGGCTCGTTTTGTTTCCGGTGTTATCATTACGAACAATTCTCTTAGCTTATCGTTGCGAACAACGGAAGTCTGTTCTTGCTTTTGTTCAACTGTCGTTGCTGGTGCTTTGTCGGATTTATTTTTGTCGGACCCATTTGCGCTAATAATACCAATAACAAAGAATACGACAACCAGAGCAAACCACCATCTCTTGTAAAACGGCTTCTTGATAGAAATGTTGGTATCGGTTATATTTTTCATTTTGCTATTTTTCATAACATACCCTCCTACAACTTACACGATTATTGATTTCTTACAAGATTCGTTATGGTCTGTCAAAGTCACATTGGTGTCGTAGTTCTATGCTATAATGAAGCCGCTTCCGGAGGACAACAAATAACGAGGTGTTTATTATGGTAACCCAGAACGAAGAACTCTTGGAACTTCTGTCAAACCTCACTCCTTACGATCGCCGTCTTGTATATGAGACTGTGTTAGGGTACGCACAAGATCAAGGACTTGTTTCTGAACCTCGGTCGGAAGCAGAGACATAAGGCGTACAGTCTCCGTGATTTCGGGCCCGTTCATTTGAACGGGCTCTGCCTTTAATGGGTCTGATTCATCCCAACCCATTAGGTACCCCGGTGTTGTTCCGAGTGCCTTTGCAACAAGGGCAATTTTATCTCGCTTCATATTAGCGATTTGACCGCTCTCCCATTTCCTAACAGTAGACTTACCGACACCAACACGATCGCCGACCTCTTCAAGTGTAAGTCCTTGCTGTAGCCGCAGCATTTTCATTTTTTCGCCGGTATCCATTTGCTCCACCTCTCTCCTTGCTATATAGCAATTATAATACAGGCGTGGCCAAAAGGCAACACACAAGAATGAAAAATAAAAAAAAGTTTCCAAAATGCCACTTTTGCTATTGACAAAGGCACAAAATTGTTGTAATATCAGAGTGTCCGAAAGGACACCGCCAAAGTGAAGGAGGTGAAAGGCGTTGAACGTGGCACTCTTGGAGTACGAAATGAAAATTCGAGGCGTAACCGCTGCCAAATTGTCCGAAGTACTGGGCATTGACCGGTCTACATTCTCGAAAAAGTGTAATGGGAAGAGTGAGTTTAAGCAGTCTGAAATTCAGACAATTGTGAAATACCTGAATCTCGCTGACCCATGCCCGATTTTTTTTCCGGAAGAAGTGTCGTAAAAGACACTTTTCGAGTAAGATGTATTTGGAGGAGGGCAGACCCATGGAGGCAACCATCACCCGCCCGCACGTCAGGCCTGAGTTGATTCCCGACCATGTCCGAGAGGATGTCTGCGAGGTCGCCTTCAACGGCTACATGGCCTTTGAGCGCTACCTGTCGAAGCATCCCGAGGAAGCGCGGCACTTTGAGGAACGTGTCGCGGAGGTCAGGAATCGCCGCATCAGCCGCCACGAATAGAAAGGGCGGCTCCGCTGGAGGAAACAGCAGAGCCGCCGGGACAGGGAGATCAGATGGAAATGGCTACCATCGAAATGAATCTCTATTGCTATTTTAGCCGATTTCTGACCGTTTGTCAAGGGAGGGATTGAGGCCATGGAAAGGACCTACGACACTACCAGGGCGATCAAGGCGCAGGAGGCCTATTGCGATAAACGCGGTCTGCCGATGTTCGCGCCCAGGAATGGCTGGTGCAACCAGTGCGGTCACAACATCTTCGAGCCGTACACCTACCGCCGGGAGCCGATGCACACAATCGGCATCACCGTAGAGGAGGCCGGGATGCGCCACATCACCAGTTGCCCGCACTGCAACAAGTCATTCTGCGACTGACAGGAGGTACGGAGCATGAAGCATTTTCCGTCCCGGCCGAAGGTGACGCAGGAAGAAGCGATGGAGCATCTCGCCAATGCGAGACAGCTGGTAAACGATGCTATCAGCGAGATCAACCAGAGCATGAGAGCTCTTGAGCTTTCCAAGGAGCTGAATCAGCTCTACAAGATCGAGGATATCCTGTGGCAATACGCCACGAGCAATAGACGGAGGGAGGTGCCGAATTGGTCATGCGACAGGTATTCTGCGATTACTGCGGACGGCCAGCGCGGTTGGTGAGCAGCACAGAAGTGTACAACGGGCTGGACTACGGCATGATCTGGTTGTGCCGTCCGTGCATGGCCTGGGTGGGCGTCCACAAAGGCACCGACGAACCGCTGGGGAAACTGGCAACCGCCGAGCTCCGTTACTGGAAGCGGCAGGCGCATAAGGCTTTCGACCCACTGTGGCAGGGCAAAGAAAAGCGCACCCGGCGCTGGGCTTACGAATGGCTGGCCGAGGAAATGCACCTGCCCACGGAACAGACCCACATCGGAATGTTTGATGTGGATCAGTGCAAACAGGTAGTCAAGATTTGCAAGGAGGCGAAAAACAATGAGCACCTACAGAAACGGCTACAAAGGTCATGAGAACCCTAAGCCGAACACCGAGGCCATTCCGAATACTCCGGCCGCGAAGAAGGCGGATGGCCGGAAGAGACCGGTCACTGTTATCTGCCTGGAACGCGAGGAACGCATCGAGATTTCCCGCGACGAGTACGTCGGTCTGGTTGCCAACTCCGCGCTGCTGAAAGCTGTGGAGCGCATGGTTAGATCGGGAGAGAGCATCAACCGGTTAACGCTCGCAGCGGTTCTGGGCATCGTCGGAAAGGAGGGCGCGCGGCATGAAGATCACGCTTGAATTTGACAGCCCGAAAGAGTACTTCGAGCAGCTTCCCAGATTTGCGGCGCTTATGAATTTCTCCGGGCAGTTTGCAGACTTTAAGGCCAAGCCCCAGGGTGAGGCTGACACCCAGATCGAGGATCCGGACCTTCCTCGGATTGAACGCGCTCCCGACAAATTGACGGTTCATGCGGGTTCTGTCAAGGGCAAGACGAAGGAAGAAGTCGGCGATCTGATCAACAAGGCCTATGACACCGCGGAGGCCATCGGAGCAACCACTCAGCTTGAACAGCAAAAGGATGTGCCCGAACAAGCTGAACCTCCGAAGCAGGAGGAAGCTTCCAAAGCCAACAAACCCAAAGCGAAGGATGTCGATGTGCGGAAGGCGCTGAACGAGCTGATCAAATCCGGCAAGCGCGACAAGGTGAAGGAAATCCTTGGATCCTTCGGCGCGGAGAAGTTCACCGAACTGAAGCCGGAGAGTTACGATGACATACTCGCAAAGATCAAGGAGGAGCTGAAGAATGGCTGACCATTCGATGTTTTCGCCATCGGCGGCTGAACGCTGGATGTACTGTCCAGGTTCGCTGCATATGGCGCGAATGTTCCCGTCGTCCAGCTCGGCGGCAGCGGAGGAAGGTTCTCTCGCCCATGAGCTGGCCGAAGCAAAGATCAACGGCAGGACCGACCTTGACGATTTGCATTCCCGGATCGACGAGTTTTACAAGAACCACCCGGAGCAACCCGGTAGTTTCACCGACATGGTGGATTACCTCGACCCCTACGTCGATTACGTCAATGCGACGTATCAGGCGGCACTCAAAGAGGACCCTTCTGCCGTGCTGATGACAGAACAGCGCATTGACTATTCGGAAATTGCGCCGGGAGGCTTCGGCACTGCTGACGTGATTATCATCGGCGGCGGGTGCGCGACAATCATCGACCTGAAATTCGGGAAAGGCGTTAAGGTTTCCGCCAGAGAGAATCCCCAAATAAGGATATACGCCTATGGCGTAGTCGAGGCATTCAATCTGGTCTACGACTTCACCAACGTGAAGATGGTCATCTATCAGCCCCGGCTCGACAGCGTGACCGAGGAAACCATGACTGTTGAGGACCTGACAGCCTGGGCACTGTTTGAAGTCAAACCCGCGGCCCAGAACGCGCTGTCAGACAATCCGACCTATTGCCCAGGCGAGTGGTGCGCATCGCATTTCTGCCCTGGGGCAGGCGCGTGTAAGGCCAGAGCCGATTATGCGCTTGCGCTGGAACGGCACTCCGGCAAAGACCCTGCCCTGCTGACCGATGAAGAATTGTCCGACGCGCTGACAAGGGCGGCAATTCTCGAAAGCTGGGCAAAGGCGCTGAACAAGTACGCGCTGGATGAAGCCGTAGCTGGTCATGCGATTCCCGGCTGGAAGGTCATAGAAAGCGTCAGCAAGCGTGTTTTCAGCGATGAGGACAAGGTCGCGGACGCAGCTGTCAAAGCTGGATATGATCGGGCGCTGCTGTACAAGTCTTCGCTGATCGGAATCACCGAAATGGAAAAACTGATGGGCAAGAAGAACTTCGGCAAGGTGCTGGGCGACTTGGTTATCAAGCCGAAAGGCAAGCCGAAGTTAGCGCCCGAGAGCGACGACAAACCGGCATTCGATGTAACGAAGAGCATCAAAGACGAATTCGATTAAAGGAGGAAAAGCAATATGGCGATTAAAGCGACACTCAGCGCGAACGGATATGGCAACATGATCCGCGTAAAGACTAACAAGGTGCGGCTCTCGTTCCCCCATCTCTTTGAGAAGTACGAGAAGTCCGGCAAGTACCAGTGCCAGCTGATGATCCCGAAGGGCAGCGATACGGAAGAGGTGCTGGAAAAGGCCATCGCAAACGCCAAGCTGGACGGCAAGACGCGGCTGTGGGGCGGCAAGGTGCCCGGCAGGCTGGAGATCAGCCGGAAGGACGGCGATGAGCCGGACGACGAAGGCAACACCTACCCCGAGAACGAGGGCCACTGGCTGATCGCGGCCAAGTCGAACTCGAAGCCCAAGGTCTTTGACAAGGACGGAAGCGACGTGTTCGACGAGGAGGACATCTACGCGGGATGCTACGTCCAGGCCATTTTCGAGGTTTACCCCTACGCCAACGATTCCAAGGGCATCGCGTTTGCGCTGTCCGGTATCAAGAAGTTGGCGGAGGGCGAACGGCTCGGCGGCGGTGGGTACAAGCCCAACGCGGATGCTTTCGACGATGCTGAAGACATCGAGGACGATGATCTCCTTGGCTAATCGAGAGTGCGCAATCGATATCGAAACCTACAGTTCCGTGGACATTGACCGAGGCGTCTATGCCTACGCGGATTCCCCGGATTTTGAAATCATGCTTGTAGCCTACAAGTTCAGCGACGAGGACCGTGTAAAACAGTTCATGCCTGAGAAGTTCCGCAACCGCCCTGGTGTATTCACTGGGGCGGGGGAACAGATCGGGCTGGATGGTGACAAGCCTCTGACGTTTGATGGAGATGAGCGTGAGTTTCTGGAAGCATTGAAGGATAAAGACATTCTCAAAACTGCTTTCAACGCGAATTTTGAACGAACGTGCCTTGCGAGATACTACGACATTGACTGCAATCCTGATGATTGGCGTTGCACGATGGTGCTGGTATCGGTTGCTGGGCTTCCCCGAACATTGAAGGACGCTGGCGAGGCGCTCGAACTTTCCGAGGATGACAAAAAGCTGCGGACAGGCAAAGCATTGATCCAATATTTTTGCAAACCTGTCACCGCGACAAAGTCCAACGGAATGCGGACACGGAACCTCCCGAAGCATGACACGGCGAAGTGGCGCCTGTTCTGCGAATACAACCTGCAAGACGTGGTCACAGAGCAAGCAATCCGGCAACGGTTGAAGTCGTTTCAGCCCAATGCCTCGGAGCAGAAGTTATGGTCAGTGGATCAGTGGATATGCGATAGAGGAATCCGCATTGACAAGCCTTTCGTCGAGGGCATTGTCGAGCATGACAGTGAGCGCCAGGAGGCTTTGAAGGAGGAGGCGCGGGAGATTACCGGCCTTGAGAATCCGAACAGCGTAGCAAAGCTCAAAGAATGGTTCAAGCGACAAGGTGTTCCAGAATTGAGCAATGACCTGTCCAAAGAAGCCGTCGATGCGGCATTGAAGGTGAACCACAAGCCCAACGTTCAACGGATGCTTCAAATCCGCAAGGCCTTGGGAAAAACCTCGACGGCAAAGTACCAGGCGATGCTCAACAGCGTTTGCCACGATGATCGAGTACGCGGGATGCTCCAATTCTACGGAGCCAACCGCACCGGCCGGTGGAGCGGACGCATTGTCCAACTGCAAAATCTGCCGCAGAACCATATTCCTGATCTTGACCTTGCGCGGCAGATCGTTGCCGCCGGTGACTTTGAAACACTGGAACTGCTTTACGGTGAAACAGGTCAGGTGCTTTCCGAGTTGGTGCGAACCGCATTCATCCCATCAGACGGAAACCGATTCGTAGTGACCGATTTTTCCGCGATTGAAGCACGAGTGATTGCGTGGCTGGCCGGTGAAGACTGGCGGTTGGACGTATTCAGAAACGGCGGCGATATTTACTGCGCTTCCGCCTCTCAGATGTTCCATGTGCCCGTGGAAAAGCACGGTGTAAATGGCCATCTGAGGCAACAGGGCAAGGTTGCAGAATTGGCCCTCGGATATGGCGGCGGTATAGGCGCAATCAAGGCCATGGACAAGGCAGGAGCGATTCCAGAGGACGAGATTCAAGGTATCATTGACCGCTGGCGTGATGCCTCTCCTGCAATCGTAAAGCTGTGGGGCGATTATGAAAAAGCCGCTATTACATCTGTTCGTGAAAATCGAACCGTCAAGCGTGGTGTAAGAATTGGAACCCTCGATGATTATTCCGACAGAGAGGCAATGGCCGGTGGCCCTGTGAGGCGATACTCCGTAAGAGACGGTATCTATCTTGCTTTTGAGTTTAAGAACGGCAATCTGCTGGTCAGGCTCCCGTCAGGCCGGAAGATTACCTACTGGGGCGTGAGCATCGGTAAGAACCGATTCGGACGGGACGCGATCCACTACATGGGCGTCAACCAGAACACCCACAAATGGGAGAAGGTTGAGACCTATGGAGGGAAAATCACCGAGAACATAGTCCAGAGCGTTGCCCGCGATTGTCTGGCTGCGAAGCTGATAGAAGCCCGCGACAGAGGGTACGAGGTCGTTGCACATGTCCATGATGAAATGATCATCGATTGTCCGAGGGCGAATATCAACGCCGCAAAGGATATCGACAGCATGATGGCAGAGCCGATACCGTGGGCACCAGGGCTGCCGCTCAAAGGCGGTACATATGAATGCGACTATTACCAGAAAGATTAGGAGGTGAAAAAGTCGTATGCAAGTTGTCCAGTTTGAGCAGTCGCCGCACCTGGATCACGATGGCGAACTCTGGATCAGTGTCGGCAAACATTGTTTTGCCGCGGACTGGAAGAACCAACAGATGATGTGGTCGCGCCTCATCAAGAAAATCTCCGTACCTCGAAGAACGCCTGAAACCTACGAAGAGTACGTCAACATGACGCGCGATGAGCAAAACCGCATCAAGGATGTCGGGGGATTCGTGGGCGGCACTCTGAAAAACGGACACCGCTCTGGCAAAACCGTCACCGGCCGCACGATTCTCTCATACGACATCGACTTCGCTACCAATACCTTTTATGAGGATTTGAAGCTGACCGCCGATTATGCAAGTGCCTGTTATTCAACGCACAAGCACAGTCCCTCAACGCCTCGTTTCCGATTGCTCATTCCGCTGGCGAGGCAGGTTACCGCGGAAGAATACGAAGCCGTGGCGCGGATGGTAGCAAAAGACATCGGGATGGATTGCTTCGACCCAACGACGTTCCAGCCGTCGCGTCTGATGTACTGGCCGAGCGTTGCCGAGGATGGCGAGTTCTTCTTCGACTATATGGATGCACCATTCCTCGACCCAGACAAGGTACTGAATCAGTACCCTGACTGGAAAGACGTTTCTCTGTGGCCGACGCATCCGAAAGAAAAGACAACGCGACGCAGACAAGCAGAGAAACAGGCAGACCCGACTGCAAAGAAAGGCATTGTGGGTGCGTTCTGCAAAGCCTACGACGTACCGGCTGTCATCAACAAGTTTCTCCCTGATGTCTATACGCCGACGGCTAAGAGTGACCGATACACCTATGCTGAAGGTTCAACAGCGGCCGGACTTGTGGTCTATGATGATGGCAAATTTGCGTTCAGCAATCACAGCACAGACCCGGCAAGCGGACAGTTGTGTAACGCATTCGACCTGGTGCGGATCCACAAGTTTGGAGTCGAGGATGAGAATGTAAGGCCGAATACGCCAGTGAACAAGCTGCCGAGTTATAAGGCAATGCTGGAATTCGCCAGCAGCGATGCCGAGACGCTGAAAATCCTTGATGCAGAACGACGGGGAGAGTTGCGAGCTGAATTCGATGCTGATGATGATTCCGATGATTGGAAAACCAAACTGCTGAAGAGAGACAAAAATGGCAATCCTCACAAGACCGTGACCAACTGCGAGATCATATTCAAGTATGACCGCTCGTTCAGGGGTATTGCGCTGAATCTGCTGTCAAACAGAATCGATGTACTGCCGGAAAACCCGGTGCCATGGGAACGCAGAGAAGGGTCGTGGACTGATACGGATGATGCCCAGCTCTTTACCTATGTCGGCAAGACCTACATCGAGTTCCCGAGGGCATGGATCAATGATCAGAAACTCATCGTAGCCGAATCCCATGCTTTCCACCCCATCAAGCAATACCTGGAAGCATTGCCCGTTTGGGATGGCACACCAAGGCTTGACACGCTGTTTATCGATTATCTCGGCGCGGAGGATACGATCTACACGCGAGAGGTTACAGCAAAAATGCTCACCGCCGCCGTAATGCGGATCTACGAGCCTGGATGCAAGTTTGACCCAATGCTGGTGCTGTCAGGGCCTCCGGGAATCGGCAAATCGAGCATCATCAGCTGGCTTGCGGGCGAGTGGTTTTCCGATAATCTCACCTTCAATGATATGAGCGATAAGACCGCTGCGGAGAGCATCCAGGGTTACTGGATCCTTGAAATATCCGAGATGAAGGGCATGAAGAAAATGGACGTGGAGAGCGTCAAGGCATTCGTGTCCCGCCGCGTGGATGTTTACAGGGCGGCTTACGCAAAGAATACTGAGGAGCATCCGAGGCAGTGCGTCATCTTCGGTACGGTCAACGATATATCAGGCTATCTGAAGGACGTTACCGGCAACCGCAGATTCTGGCCTGTTGACGTCACCGGGCGCGGCAAGTCGAGCGTGTGGGATTTGACTAACGAAGACCGGGATCAGATATGGTCTGAGGTCATGTTCCGATATAAGGAATTGGGTGAACGAAAACTGACACTTTCACCCGAGGCTGAACAGATCGCCGCAGAGAAACAGACCGATGCTCTTGAGTCCGATGACCGCGAGGGTATCGTGGAGGAATACCTGAATATCCTGCTCCCGGAAAACTGGACTGAAATGAGCCTTGATGCACGGCGGGAATACCTTGATGACAAAGAAGCACAATTGGACGGATTTGTTGAACGAAATCAAGTCACCGTCAGTGAAATCTGGTGTGAATGCTTCGGGAACCAGATTAAACAGTTAAGGAAACAGGATTCCTACGACATTTCCGGCATTCTCAAACGTCTGGGCTGGGTATCCACAGGGAAACGAAAAAGGATGCCGCTCTATGGCCAGCAACGTACTTTTGAGCGTGTGGAAGATAAAAGCGCAGGGACGTCAGAATCATGAAAGAATCGGCAATTGAGGCCAGACTGGTCAAAGGTGCAAAGCAAGCCGGATGGCTCATAAGAAAATTCGTTTCACCGGGAAACGCAGGAGTGCCCGACCGAATGCTGATCAGTCCAGACGGCTATTTGATCTTCGTGGAGCTGAAGACCGAAACCGGCCGGTTGACAGCGCTTCAAAGCGCACAGATCACGATGCTTCGGAAGTATAAGCAGGATGTCAGAGTGCTGTACGGACGCAAGGACGTGGAAGCATTTCTGGCCGAAATCAGGGGGAGGTGATAACCAGTGATATTCAAACCCCACGAGTACCAGAAGCGGGCAATCGATATGATCATGACAAAACCCGCTGCCGGGCTGTTCCTCGAAATGGGGCTGGGCTAAGGCAAGACAGTAATCACACTGACTGCGGTAAATCGACTGATCTATGACGAATTCGCTGTCGTGAGGGTGCTGGTCATTGCGCCGCTGAAAGTGGCAGAAGACACCTGGAGCCGAGAGAGCGGAAAATGGGATCATCTGAACGACCTGCGGATCGCCAAGATATTAGGCAGCGCTTCACAGCGGGAAGTCGCCGCGGCCTCTGATGCCGATATCTACGTCGTTAACCGCGAAAATGTGGTCTGGCTAACAAACCTCTATCCCGGTAAACACTGGCGGTGGGACATGGTGGTCATTGACGAGCTGTCGAGCTTCAAGTCAAATCGGGCTGAACGGTTTAAAGCGCTTCGCCGCGTAAGACCGTACATAAACCGAATCGTCGGTTTGACCGGCACTCCGAATCCAAACGGATATATGGACTTGTGGGCGGAGATTTTCCTGCTCGACCAAGGAGAGCGCTTGGAACGCACCATAGGCCGATACAGGGAACTCTACTTCAAGCCGGGCAGGGGCAACGGACAGGTCACTTTCGATTGGAAACTTCTGCCGGGAGCCGACAAGACGATTCAGGCAAAGATCGCCGATATTACGGTGTCGATGCTTGCGGAGGATTACCTGAAGCTCCCTGAGCAGATCAACAACGCGATTCGCGTCAGGTTATCCGATGCGGCGTTGACCATATATCGCAAGATGGAGCGGGAGCAGATCATTGAGCTCCAGGGCGAGACTATTTCCGCAATGAGCGCTGCGGCAGTGATGGGGAAACTGCTCCAGCTATCCGGCGGTGCGGCCTACGATGATTCCGGCGGCTGGACAGAGTTTCACGACGAGAAGATCAAGGCGCTGCAGGAGATCATCGATACGAGCGACGGCCCTGTGCTGGTGTTCTACGGGTATCGTCATGAACAGGCACGACTTTTGAAGGTACTCGCCAAGTTGAAGCCGAGAGAGCTGAAACACGATGGTGACATCGACGAATGGAACGCTGGAAAGATTCAGGTCCTGCTTGCGCATCCCGCTTCCGTGGGGTACGGGCTGAACCTCCAGGCAGGCGGGCATACCATCGTGTGGTATTCGCTTCCCTGGTCATTGGAACTGTACCAGCAGGCGAACGCAAGGCTCCATCGGCAAGGGCAAACCAAGCCGGTAATCGTGCATCACCTGATTGCATCGGGAACGGCTGATGAACAGGTCATGGGGAGCTTACAGAAAAAGGATTTGAGCCAGGCGGCTCTGATGGAAGCACTAAAAGAAAGAGAGGCGTTAGATATTGGAAATTGAAAAACTGAAAGAAGCTATCGACGAGCGCCGCAAATGGAATATGGAGCATTTGCCTGAGCCGAACCTTGTTAATCATGGTTTGGTGCAAGCACTGAATTTGATTGCTGACCTGGAACGCGGTGATAGCGCGGCCATGGGCAATTCAATGATGGCTTATTCTCGCAAGAGAATCCACGAGATTGCGAACGACCCGCAGAACCTGATCATCGAAAGCGCGGACCCGTTTACGGCCATGCTTGAGCCGCTGGGCTACTCTGACGATGTATTTGATGTAATCTATCCTGACGGCGTTCGGGAAACGTGTGTTGAGACTTCCGTTGCGAAGATTGTAATCGAGTGTATTGGAAAGGCTATGCTGGAAAAAGGCACCTTCACGCAGGAAGAATACGAGGACTACATCAAAGACCCATACATGGAGAATGACGATGATATAAGGCTCGCGATTGAGCCGGAAGCGCAAGGCCCTGCTGAAATCGTCCCGTTCGTCAGAAAGGATGCGTGAGTCCGGTGATTTCCTTGAGAATCAGGCGGCTCTGATGGAAGCACTAAAAGAAAGAGAGGTTTTAGACAATGGATAAGGGAATGGCGGCATGGAAGAAGCATCTGGGCAAAGTGACCGGCAAGCGCAAGGCAGCCAACAAGGCGGCACGGAAAAGCCGCAAGGCCCAGCGTCGGGCATGAGGTAACCGATATGCTGTTGTGGGTGGAGCCCTTCATGTGGGCGGTGTGCAAGGCGCTGGCATACGTGATGCAGCTGATTGGATTTTTCGGGCTGGCGACAATAGCCTTCGCCTGGTGCTGCACCCGCATGGAAGAGATAATTGAGAATTGATGCCGAGAGGAACGGCAGACATAAATCGACCACAGAAAACAGGGAGGAAAATGAAAATGGCAACTACTGCGAAGAAGACCACCGACACCCAGGTAATCACCATCAACCCCGTTAAGGTTCAGAAGGCCGACATCACCATCGTCGGCGATACCCCGCTGATCGTCCACGCCTGGTCTGAGAAGGCCAAGCGCGAGATGCTGGAGGCCCAGCAGAAGCTGAAGAAGGATAAGAAGGCCAAGGAAATCCGGCTCCCGGCGAACGAGTTTGTGAGCGCTGCCTACTGGCTGACGCCCATGCCGGAGTTGGGAAACGACCTCGACGGCAGGGACACGCTGGCGAACTTCGAGAAGGCCATCGCCGAAGGCGCGAAGTTCGGCTTCCCGATCACCGCCATCAAGCAGTCGGCGCTTGCGGCTTGCTACCGCGCCGGCATCATCCCCAACCAGATGGGCATGAAGTGCAGTTTCTACCTCAACAGCAAGGACGGTGTCAACCTCGGCACCGGCTCCGAGCTGGCGGTGATCCAGTCCGACAACCCGCCTGTCATGCGCGAAGATATGGTGCGAATCGGCGGGATTTCCAAAGTTGCGGATCTGCGCTACCGCCCTATGTTTCAGGATTGGAAAATCAATCTGACCGTGAGCCTAATCGACGTCGGCGTGTTCACGATGGATTCCATCATCAATGCGATCAACCTGGGCGGCTACATGGGCGGCATCGGCGAGTGGAGAATGGAGCGCGACGGTGACTTCGGTCACTATCACGTTGAAGTTGACGGAGAGAGGGTGTAATCATGGCGGCATTTGAGTGTAAGTATTCCTACCGGGTGCCGGGGCTTCAAAAGGCCCCGGCGGAGGTCACCGGAAGGGTGTTTGAGGAGCTGGCGAACAGCGAAAAGGGCTTGTCGCCCAGGACATTGGTGGACGCCAGCCGGGATGTAAACGCGCCTCTGCACAATGAGTTCGAGTGGCGGGATGACGTCGCCGCTGAAAAGTACCGCCTGACACAGGCGCAGGGCATCATAACGAACTTGCGTATCGTGACGATACAAGCCGACGGCAGCAAGGCGCTGGATCGGGCGTTTGTGGTGAAACCGGGAGGCGAAAGTCAGTACGTGTTCATTCAGAACGCATTGAGCCGCGAAGACTGGCGCGACCATTTGTTGGAAGAAGCCAGACGCGAGTGCAAAGCCTTTTTAGGCAAGTATCGCAGGATCAAGGCGCTGGCTGGCATCACGGATGCAATGGAGGCGTTTCTCCATTCCGATGTTGGCTGACGGTTGTGTAGGGCTCCGATATAAAAAGCCCGAGACTTGGAAAGTTCGGGACGGTTTAGTTTTGGCTCGGCAGAGCAAGGCGTGGTTTGGCAGTCGAGGTCTGGTGAGTCGCGGACTGGCAAGGCAGCGTGCGGCTGGGAACGGTTTGGCAGTCACGGCAGTGTGTGGCGGTGCGTGTTCCGGATGCGAGGGGCTTGTCAAGGCAGCCATGGTGCGATGTGGAATGGCCCGGCAGAGTAGGGCTTGGCCGCGTTCGGTTAGGCAGTCACGGATAGTCAAGGTAAGGCTCGGCGCTGCGAGATGAGGTTCGGCAGTCACGGCTTGGATGGGCCGGACGTGGCACGGATGCGTTGGGCTTGGCAGTCTTGGTTTGGCAGTGTCCGGTTTGTTCGGGCAAGGAATGTATCGGTTAGGCAGTCACGGATAGTCTTGGTGCAGCAAGTCAAGGATTGGCGCGGATCGGCGCTGTTCGGCAGTCATGGATAGGCACGGTGTTGAAGGTTCTGGCTTTGCTTGGAGTGGCAGTCATGGCAAGGATAGTCACGGACAGGCGTTGTCAGGATAGGCCCGGCAGGTCAAGGCAGCCTTGGAATGGCAGCGTGTGCCGAGGATTGTACCGGCGCGGCAGGAAAGTTACAATGCGGTGGTTGCGTAGGGCTCCACCATAAAAAAGCCCGAGACGTGGATAGGTAGTTTAGGGATAGACTCGGTTAGGTTTGGCAGTCAAGGTAAGGCGCGTATGGGCAGTGTGGGGTTCGGTAGAGCATGGCAAGGTAAGGCTTGGCAGTCTCGGCGAGGCGGAGCACGGCGAGGCGGAGCATGGCGAGGCCAGGCAGTCGTGGATAGTTACGGCAATGTTCGGTGCGGTGAGGTCAGGCAGCCATGGAGAGGCTTGTTTAGGCGAGGCGTAGCAAGGCACGGCGGGGCAGTCAAGGCGGGGCCTGACCAGGAATGGTAAGGCACGGTTTGGATTGGCAGTCACGGTGAGGCGAGGCCAGTCCGGGTGAGGCCTGGAATGGTTAGTTACGGCAGTCTCGGAGCGTACAGGCTCGTTGCAGAGTGTATCGTCATTGAATGGTAGGCCAAGGCAGCCAAGGATTGGTTCGATGCTCGTGCAGAGGCAAGGCGGCGCAGGGCAGGATCATTACAACGCCCCAGTTGCGTAGGGATCCGGGTCAACAAAATCCCGAGACAGGGACAGGTGGTTTTTGGTTTGGATGGGTCTGGCGGAGCGCGGTGTGGCAGTCTTGGCACGGTGCGCAACGGATAGGCGGTGCGTGTAGGGTATCGGTTTGGCAGTCTTGGATTGGCAGGGCCCGGTCAGGAGCGTCACGGCCCGGTTTGGCAGTCAAGGAGGGTCGAGGTCAGGTACGGCAAGGCACGGATGGATTGTTACGGCAGTCAAGGTAAGGCATGTCCGGGAACGGTAATGCCCGGTATGGCACGGCAGTCGCGGATAGGCGAGTCCTTGCGTGTCAGGGCGTGGGTAGGAGAGCTTCGGCTCTCCGCCACGCGCCATCACGCGCCAACACGCGCCATTGTGCGCCAAGGAAAGGAGAGATAGAAAATGACAAACAGGGAAGCGTTCAACCAGTACATTCGTATGACCGTTGAGAAGCAGATCAGGTACATGGAGGCCATGAGCGACAAAGAGCTGGTTCAGTACACCATCGATCACCGTGACTATCGCATTGCCGCCAATATCGGCAACAAGCTGTCCTACTTCAAGGCAATGACGGCGGGTATGCCTGTAGGCTCGAAGGATGAAGTGGTAACCTGGCTCGACGAGGAAGCGCCGGAAACCATTCCCTGGGAAAAGATGCTGTGATACTAAAGTCATGATTTTGAGAGGAGTGAGAGTTTGAAGCCATTCCCCATTCCATCTCCTGACCATTTGCGTGACCTCACGAAAATGATCAAGTGGGACAAGGACAAGAAAGCCGTGTGGGATTTTGCCGATGATTGGTACACCAGCGGAGAACAGCGCAGCGTTGCGCTTGAGGTTGGCAACAGCGCCCAGATTATCTACACCACGGGCAAGACGCGCATTGTGCTGGCGACGCTGTACCAGAAGGCAGCCAAGGACTATGTGAAAGGTATAAGAATATGATTCTTCGCATACCACAGCTCAAAGAACGCTGGAAGAATATTCCTCGCAGCGAAGAAGTATTCGTCGCACTTTGTCAAACGCCGATCATTCAGCAATTTGGTGAACGGGGGTATGACGTCAATAAAGCGGATGCGGCAATGTTGGACTACTATCGACGAATGGAAGCGAGTGCTCTCGCAAAGCACGAAAGCAGAAAGAGCGTCTACTCAACGCGCTTCCTGAAACTCGCTGAGAAGCACCGGCACAAGCGAGAGGCAATTGAAACGATACTGAAGGGGCTGTGGAGGTATGAAGCCAGTGTATCTAACGCAGAGCCAGCTCAAGAGCGTGCTGGATAACATTCCGACGAGCGAACACCTGAATATCGCGCTTTGCAGCGTACCGACGATTCAGGTCAACGGAATCATGTGCTATGAGAGCCGAATGGCTGCTGAAGCGCTCTCCAAGTATTATCGCGGCAAGGCGGCAGAGAACTGGAAGAAGGACCACAGGGAGCCGTTGTACATGAAGACAAGCTACTATGCAGGGATCGCTGAGGGCTGGCTTGCCAAAGCCAGAGCAATCGAGCAGATCATGTTGAAGTGGGAGGCACAAGATGAAGATCATCAAACCGTCCTTTGAAATTTGGGAACGCGACGAACAGCGCGGCGGGCTTGCCATTATCGAACGCGCCGGGCGCGTGTGCTACAAGAGTGAACTGGGAACCAGCCCGGAGAGCGCCGAGAATTTCACTCGCGGCATTATCAAGCGCCATCACAACAGTGTCCTTGAGCATGGTGACATGATATTCGAGGTGAATAACGATATCTATGAAATCGTGCGCCACACTTTAAATGCCATCATGGATGCTGGTGAGCATGTTCCCTTGCTGAGCATGACGCGAATCGGAGGCAGGTGCATCGTGTCTGGCAATATCCGAGCGTGGCGGGAGCTGTTCGCCATTGGTGAGCCGGTTTCCCTGGCATTTATCGGATTCTTTGATCCGGTATATGTGACGGGTTTCGGATTCAGCTATGAGGATTACGTTGGAAAACCGACGAGGGACGTGCGGCAGATCTTCTACAAAGACCTTCACGAGCGCAATGAGCGGCTGGTTCACCTACGGCAGACGGTCAAGTTTACCTGCGATCGTGGAGTGAGTCATGAGTTTGTCAGGCATCGCGTGATGAGTTTCAGTCAGGAATCTACCAGGTATTGCAATTATTCACAAGACCGATTCGGCAATGAAATCACTGTCATTGAGCCTTGCTACCTGATTCCGGAAACCAGCGCATACAACGCCTGGCGCGGAATGTGCGAGATGGCTGAGGATGCGTATTTTGCGGAAACGGGCATCGGGCTTTTGCCGCAGGAAGCCAGGGCAGTACTGGTAAACAGCACAAAGACGGAGCTGGTCATGACCGGCAATCTCCGAGCCTGGAATCACTTCTTCGACCTCCGCGCAAGACAGATCACTGGCCCGGCACACCCGCAGGCAGTGGAGCTGGCCGCTCCGCTGATGGGTGAAATGACATTGCGGTTCCCGGACGTGTTCGGAACAGACTGACGGCCATGATTAAGATTTACATCACTGATAGCGGCACCAAGTACTATCTGCAGAACTGGTTCGTGGTCGATGGTCTGGATCATGTGGTGTTCACTCAGCAAGGCAGGTATGCAATGCGTTTTAGATCGCAGCAGATGGCCAATGATTACATGTATCAGCTCAGAGTAATGGGCTATCAGCCATGGATGGAGGTGTAGTAATTGTGGAGCGGCGGGCGTTGGTTATTCGGACAGCAGGCGATCCGGAAATCGCTGGAGCCATCGTAGATGGCATGACCCGGCAGGTGATACCGTTGAACAGTTCAGAGCTGGATGCGGTTCGAGCAGAGCTTAAGCGGCTTCAGGCGCGGGAGGGTACCCGGCAATACCGCCAGCGCAAGGACTGGAATGAGACTTCTATGGAGCTTCGGCGCAAGTACGCCGTGAAGCCGCACGGAGAGGTTTACAGGTGCTTTCTGATTGCCTGGACGCTCACCTGCCTGACAGTTGCGGAGTGCGGCAGACGGCTTGTCAGGCGTGTGAAGGAGGGCAAATGGTGATACTGCTGATAGTGTTTATCCTTGGCGCGGTGTTCGGTGGCTGCGCGGTATATATCAATCAGCGCATGGTTGAGTTGCAGACCGCGCAGCTTCGCAGGAAGATAGATCGACTACGGGAGAAGATGCACCTGGACAGGATAGAGTATGAGCATGACCGTGGATACCGAAAGGGTTACCGCGACGGATACCATGCAATCAATGGACAGAAGTCCGATAAAGGAGGGAGACATGATGGACAAGGGGCAGCGGCAGAAGGACACCTTGGTGGCAATCATAGCGGATGCCGCGGAACAGGGAACACGGAGAGCGCTGAAGACTCAGCAAAAGCGACAGCTTCGCAAGGAAGCAAAGCCTAATCACTATCAGGCTATGGAGGATCTGCTCCACGCCTATCCTGTGAGAGTGCGCATGATGGAGCACCCGGAGGAATTCGAGTTTTTCCGTGTGGACAGGTCAAAAGACATCAGCATCGCACCTCCTCCCGGCAGTGGCGTGGTTGATAAGATCGAATCCGCGGAGATGTTCGTGGAGAGCCGGAAACGCGCCTATGAGCATGAGATATTCCGGCTGCATGAGACAGAGTACGCCATGGCTCCTTTCAGAAATAGGCCGGAGTTCAATGTTATTCGCCTGTTTTATCTGAACGAAGACGCGCAGGGCAACTATCGCGGCGCGGACGCAAAGCACCTGACCTGGGATGAGATCGCCGCCGAAATGGAAAGCATCGGTATTCAGCGTTCGATTACTGTGTTGAGACGCTGGCGGTCATCCCTGGTAAGAGAAATGACGATCATGATGTTTGGCGCTGATGGGGCTCTGGACATTGAATCGCACGACAGAAAGGAAGATAAACGTGGTAGTCAGGAAACTGGAATCGACGGGAAAGTTCTTCCTGTACAACAGGAGGGAGCGGACGTATCTGAACCGGAAGGGAACGGTTGACGACGGCAACGGCCCGTTGCCTTACACCTACTGGACGCCTTACTTCAGTGGTGCACAGGGCTTTGACAGCCGTAAAGCTGCCGAAGCGATGCGAAACAAACTGGCCAAGGAAGGCATTGAAGTGGCTATCGTCACTGAAATGCAGAAAGGTGGGCGGCATAATGGAAAGGCTGAATGACGTGATTAAAGGGCTGAAATGCTGCCCGATGGGCTTTTGCATTCCGCATTGCCCTTACCACGAAATCGGAGGAGAAACCGACACCGGGGCTTGCAAAGCGCAGTTATTCAAGGATGCTGCCGAGATGCTGGAAGCCCAGGACAAAAGGTATCAGAGCCTTCTCGATATCACCGCAAAACTGGCAGTTTTTGTCCGGAACAACTATGTGGAGCAGAATGCAGAAAGCACCGAAAGGAGCGGCCAGGATGACACTTGAGGAGTTTAAAGATATCCACCAGAGTGAGCCTCCGATAAAAAAGCTCATCGCATTTGCGCGTGAAACGATGTTCCTGGGCGACAGTCGGGTAAGCCGAATGGAAGCCTCGCGGCGGCGCAACGACAGTGATGTCAGTTATTATGACGGCGAGATTCGCGCCCACGATGAACGCGCTGAGTGGCTGTTCAAGGAGCTGTGCAAGGTGCTGGAGCCCGGCCTATTACGAAATGAGGGAGCCGAAAACGATAGCTCGCAGGAGGCTTTATGAGAGAAATCGTTGTTGACAATTTCGCCGGGGGCGGTGGTGCTTCGACGGGGATAGAAATTGCCATCGGACGCAGTGTGGACATCGCTATCAACCACGATCCTGCAGCCATCGCCATGCACAGAGCGAACCATCCCACCACGGAACATTACACGGAGGACGTATGGGAGGTTGACCCGGTCACGGCCTGCGCGGGACGGCCCGTAGCTCTCGCCTGGTTTTCGCCAGATTGTAAGCACCACAGCAAGGCGAAGGGTGGCAAGCCGGTGGACAAGCATATCCGGGGGCTGGCGTGGGTCGCGGTGCGCTGGGCGAAGAAGGTGCATCCCCGCGTGATCATGCTGGAGAATGTGGAGGAGTTCATGGACTGGGGACGGCTGGACGCCAACAGCCGCCCCGATCCCCGGTACAAGGGCGAGACTTTCAGACGGTTCATCCGGCAGCTGGAGAAACAGGGATACCGCGTGGAATACCGGCTGCTCCGTGCCTGCGACTACGGAGCGCCCACCATCAGGAAGCGGTTCTTCCTGATCGCCCGGTGCGACGGACAGCCCATCCGCTGGCCGGAGCCGACCCACGGCGATCCTGACGGACTGGAAGTGCTGGCGGGGCTGAAAAAGCCCTGGGTGCCGGTGGCTGACGTGCTGGACTTCACATTGCCCTGCCCTTCCATCTTCGCCACCTCTGAGGAGATATGGGAGCAATACGGCATCCGCGCCGTGAGGCCGCTCTCCGAGAAGACGATGGCGAGAATAGCGCGAGGGGTTGAAAAGTTCGTGCTGAACAATCCAAAGCCGTTTCTGATCCAGTATCACGACAGCACGGAATTTCGCGGTCAGAGCGTGGATAGGCCTTTGCAGACCGTGGATGCCTCCAACCGCTACGGCCTGGTGTCGGCATTCATAAGTCAGTTCAATAACAACAGCGTCGGTCAGGAGGTCACGAAGCCGCTTAACACCATGACAGCCTGCACAAACCATTTCGCGGAGGTCTCGGCGTTCCTGGTGAAATATTATGGAACCGGCGACAATGCGGTGTCATGTAAGGATCCTGCACCGACCATTACCGCTAAGGATCGGATGGGACTGGTGACCGCTTATGGCCAGGACTACCAGATCGTGGACATCGGCTTACGGATGTTGACGCCCAGAGAGCTGTTCGATGCCCAGGGCTTTCCGCCAGACTACATCATTGATGTGGACGCTGATGGCAAGAGCTATCCCAAGAGCGAACAGGTGGCGCGTTGCGGCAACGCTGTATGCCCGCCCATTCCCACGGCGCTGGTGAGGGCGAATCTTCCGGAGCTGTGTCCTACGGAACAGAGCGCGTGATTGGATGTGAATAGAATGCTGATTGGCTTACACGATAGCGATAAGACCGGTTTCCCAAACCTCGCCCTTATGAAGCTGTCCGCATGGCATAAGATGATTGGTGATACGGTTGAATGGTGGAATCCATTACTGAGCTATGATCGTGTTTATAGCTCCAAGATATTTACATTCACGTCAGAATGTCCATACTTGCCGCAAAACACCATCAAGGGGGGCACCGGCTACGGTATTTATGACGAGCTACCACCGAAGATTGACGATATTTTCCCAGACTATAGCATCTATCCCGCGTGTCATTATGCGATTGGCTTCCTCACTCGAGGTTGTATTCGCAATTGTCCGTGGTGCATTGTCCCAAGAAAGGAAGGTAAAATAAGAGCCTATAGATCATGGCAGCAGATCAAGCGCCCAGACAGCCGCGATATAGTATTCATGGACAACAACGTACTTGCATCTAATTGGGGCCTTGCGCAGATTCAAGGTATGATTGGGCAAAATGTCCGCGTGGATTTCAACCAAGGGCTTGACGCCCGATTGATTACCGAAGATGTGGCTGAGGCGCTGGCTGCGCTGAAATGGATTCGCTTTATCCGCATGAGTTGTGACACGGACACAATGCTGCCCGTGGTGTTGGGGGCCGTGGAGCGGTTGCATAGGCATGGCGTAAAACCGTACAGGGTGTTTGTTTATCTGTTGGTGCAAGACTTAGATTCGGCAGAGCGGAGAGCACTGACGCTGCGCGATGCAGGCGTAGAAGTATTTGCACAACCATACAGAGACTTTGAGACAAACCAAGACCCGCCTAAGGAACAGCGTGATTTTGCCCGATGGGTAAACCGTAAAGCTATTTTCAAGTCGGTCATGTCATTCAACGATTATAGGAAAGGAATTGGATTAAATGGGATACACCGATGAACCGCGTCCGTGCATAGCATACGGGAGCCGCGCACTGTTCCACGGCTGGGCGGATCTGGAAAAGCCGAATATTGAAGACGGGAAGCAAGTCGGATGCTGGAAACAGACTGTAGCTATCATTGAGTATCTGGGCGGCACGGTGCGGATGGTTTCTCCCTGCAGGGTGCGGTTCCTGGACGGCGAGGAGAAATTCTCCAAGTACGAATGGGGTGCCGCAGATGGCTGACGAAGAAAAAATGGTGCGCCTGTTGAATTTGCAAGAGCGCAAGGAATCCATAGAGGAACAGCTCGACTGGATAGACCAGCAAACAGCCATTGAGCAACACACATTCAACCGCAGAATCGAAGCACTCAACCGTCGGCGCTGTGAGTTGATGAACGAAATGCGAGACATTATCCAAGAAGAGGTGAAAGGCAGCAGTGGCGCATGGTATTGACTGGCAAAAGGATCTGAAAAATACGATGTGGGCTATGTTCTGGGTGAAACAGAATGCTGATCCTGGTGACATAGAAGCGGACAAAGCGGCGCTTAAAGAGAATGTAGCACGGCTGATCCGCATGACCACTCAGAAGAACGCAGGCCAGCGCGGAGCCAAAGACAGCCTGGATTGGAAAAGCCTGGACACTACGCTGATGATGATAGCCTGCGCCGCAACTTCGCTCTGTTTGAGCGGTGCGCTGGGCGAAATGCCTGAGACGATAGAAGGTGATTTCTGATGGTGCTGTACCTTTGCGACTGCCGGAAACCCTGCGCTATGGGCAATGGGTGCCACCAGAGCGGATCAGCGTTTGGTTTTTGCAAGCATACGACTGATCCCAGCCACGCCTTGTACGGAGCGTGTGCGGAGCCGCAGAATTACCCTGACCGCTTTGAGGCTGTTTATGACAAGAAAAGCGGAATGGTCATTGACTACTTCGAGAAGGAGCAGAAACATGAAGATCATCAAACAAGGCAATCTGAAACGCCTGGAAAAGACATGCCGGTTTGAATGTCCTGACTGCGGCTGTGTTTGGGAAGCCAATGCAGCCGAGTATCGCACGGAGTGGGACCGGAATGAAACTTTGGTAATGTGCGAATGCCCGACCTGCCGCAAGACGGTCTTTGGAAAGAGGATACATGAAAAATAACTTAGTTGAAACCGTAGCCAGCGACCGAGCACGGAAGACCTTCTACCCGACCCCGCGGGCGGTTGCTGAGAAGCTGCTGGAGACCGTGGATGTGCGTCCGGTGAAGTACATACTTGAACCCAGCGCGGGCAAGGGTGACCTCGTCACCCTTACGGTCGGCATCATGGATATGATGAAGCGCAGCAAATATGCGAAGCTGGGGATGAGTGTCAGTTACCCCGTGACCGAGAAAGAATGGAAGGATGCCTACTCCGGTCTGTTCATCGACTGCATTGAAATTGACCCACGGCTTCGCCAGCAGCTGGAGAATGATAACTTTCGAGTTATCCACGATGACTTCCTGACGTTCGAGACGCAGATGCGCTATGACCTGTGCGTGATGAACCCGCCCTTCGACCAGGGAGCTGATCATCTGCTCAAGGCCATGGACATCATGCGGCACGGCGGGCAGATCGCCTGTATCCTCAACGCCGAGACCATCCGCAACCCTTACAGCTACAAGCGCGAGGAGCTGCTAAAGCTGCTGGGGCAATACGGCGCAGAGATTCGGTATCTTGAAGGTGCATTCAAGGATGCCGAGCGCTCCACCGACGTGGACGTGGCGCTGATCACGCTCACCATCCCTGCGGCGAAGATCGACAGCACCATCGTGGATGATATGCGCAGGGCTCCGACCTACAAGTCAATGGCTGCGCCTCCCGGCGTGTCTCAGATGGTGCAGTACAACGCCATTCAGGAATGGGTGAACAGGTACGATTTCGAGGTGGCCTGCGGCCTGCGGATGATGGAAGAGTACAAGGCGCTCTGCTTCGATGCGGAAGGTAAAGACAGACCGCTTCTGACCCTTCGCATTGCCAATACGGACAGTCTGGACGAGAACACCTTCATTCGGGAAACGCGCCGCCGGTATTGGAACCGACTGTTCATGCAGCCGGTGATCACGGAGAAGTTCACCTCCAACATCCTCAAGGAGCTGCGCGACAATGTGAACCGGCTGGCTGATTATGAGTTCTCGGCCTACAATATCCTGACGCTGATCATCAAATTCAACGCCAGGGCCGTCAAGGGTATCGAGGACACCATCATTGAGCTTTTCGACACCTGGACAGCCAGCTACTGGCACGAGGACAGCCCGAACCGGCACTACTTCGACGGCTGGTGCACCAACGACTGTTTCCGGATCAACAAGAAAGTGATCGTCAGCTTCCGGGCATTCAGCTATTACTCCTGGAGCGATGCCTTCGAGGACTACCGGGTGCGGGAGTATCTGGAGGATATCGAGAAGACGTTGGATTTCCTGGACAGCGGCAACACCAGCAATGAGCGGGATCTGCAAGAGATTCTGAAACAGGCAAAGGAAGCCAAGCAGTACAAGAACATCGACACCAAGTATTTTCTGGCGACCTTCTACAAAAAGGGTACGACGCACCTGGTATTCAAGGACATGGACCTGCTGGAGAAGTTCAACATGTTCGCCGCCCAGAAGAAAGGCTGGCTGCCACCGGAGTACGGCAGGAAGCGGTATAAGGACATGGACAAAGAAGCGCAGCACGTCGTGGACAGTTTCCAGGGACAGAAAAAGTACGAGGAGGTCATGGCGAGGTCTGACTACTTCCTGAATGCCGACGCGAACCCGATGATGCTGCTCGGAACAGGAGCGTAGGACAATGGGCGGCAGACTGTGGAAAGACGAAGATGTTCAATTCTTGAGAGGGAATTTGAACAGAGGATTACCATTTGTGGCAAAAGCTCTGAATCGGACGGAGACTGCCGTGCATCAGAAAGCCTGGTCTCTGGGCCTTGACGTTCGACGAGATCAAATGTCCGCCCGAACGTACACGAAAGAACTTGAGCGTTTTAAGAGGAGCGGACGAAACCGATACGCCGAGCGCAAGGAAGAAGGGCTCTGTACGCGATGCGGCAAGCGGTGGGCTGAGGCGGGACAGACGAAGTGCCGACCGTGCAGAGAGCGAGATCAGAAATGGTCAAGAGACAATAGCATCCGTGAGTATCTGCGCGAGTACAAGAGACTACAAAAGGCCGAACGCGGGGAGAAAAACCTATGTATAAACTGTGGACAACCGCTTGAACCACAGGAAATCGGCACCAACACGAACTGTACAAAATGCCGCAAAAAGAATATGGAGCGCACGACGGTGAAGCGGATTCAGATGCGTGTCCACGGCATTAAGCGTAAAAGATGAAGATATGGCAGAACTAAAGGAGGTGATTTCATATGGAAACTACTCAAATCCAGAAAGCCGTAGCCTGGGCGGACATCATTCTTTCGGATATTCTCAAAGCCCTGAGAACTGTTGGTTTGACTTTTCTGCTGGCCATCGCCCTGGTACTGGTGTTCTGGCTGATTGAGGTATTGAAGCGGCGACTGCGTATGCGCAGACAGATGAAGGAGCGTGATTACAAGTGATTTGGGGCAATGAACGATTGAAAGACCTTCTGAAGAATCAGATGATAACCAACAGCGATGAGCGACTCATCAATCCGGCTTCCATCAATCTGCGGCTGGGTGCCAGTTTCATTCGGCCTGTACAGGGCCGCGCCGTCAAGCTGGGAAGCAGGATGCCCTATGAGACCGTGAAAGCACGGGAGGACGGCACGGTTCGTATCAAGCCGGGAGAATTCATGCTTGCCACCACAATGGAGCGCGTGGCCATACCGGTGAACAGCGCAGCATTTGTCCAGGGACGCTCGTCCATCGGGCGCATCGGGTTGATGGTTCAGAACGCCGGATTTGTGGATCCGGGATTCAACGGACATATCACACTGGAACTGAAGAATGACAGTCCCTGCGCCATCATTCTGAAGCCGGGCTATCCTGTGGCGCAGTTGATTTTCATGGATGCCGCCGATGTCTCCGGCGGGTATAACGGAAAGTATCAGAATCAGATTGAAGCTACTGGCAGTCGGATGCACCTTGACAATCTGAAAGGCGGGTACGAATGATTGGTTCTCTTGCGGAGATTGTTTCCAGAAAGCCGGAAGTGACGGATTTCACTGTCGACGGCCATTGCTCACAGTGTGGTTCATGCTGCTCGGATTATCTTCCTCTTTCACAGACGGAAATCGACCGAATCCACAAGTACGTCAAGGCCCATAACCTTCATGAACATACATCTGTTGTGGTAATGGGCAATTTCCTGGACGCGACCTGCCCTTTTCGGAACAACGTGAAAAAGCGATGCGACATCTACGAGGTCAGGCCGGAGATATGTCGATGCTTCCGTTGTGATCAGGACATGGTACTGATCGACGAAAACAAGAAGCTGTTCTATCAGAAGAACACAGCGATTTCCATGCGCGGTGAATTCTTCGGCAACCAGGCGGCAAAGACCTACGGCATGTTCCTGGGCGCATTGCTTGAGTTCGGCGGCGGACTGAAGGAGGCGGTACAGTGAGCAAGCGAGGCTACTTTGGAATCGGCATTTACCACGGTAAGACCGAATCCAACATAGGAACGCTGTGGCGGAGCGCGGCCATCCTTGGCGCTGATTTCATCTTCACCATCGGCAGGCGGTATAAGAAACAGGCCAGTGACACGATGAAGACGCCGCGCCACATCCCGCTTTTCAACTATACCGATTATGATGACTTTTTCAGGCACGTGCCGTATGACTGCCCTGTTGTCGCGGTTGAACTTTCGGATAACAGCATCCCGCTTGAGGGGTATGTTCACCCGGAGCGGTGCATCTATCTCCTGGGCGCCGAAGACCACGGATTGCCGGAGAGCATACTCATCCGCTGCCGCGATACCGTGCAGCTCATCGGGGATTACTGTATGAACGTGGCTACTGCCGGGAGCATTGTCATGTATGATAGAGCAGCGAAAGCGAGGAGCGCAAGGGTATGAACGTACCAGACAAGACGATTTTAGGTTTTATCGCCTGTTTCAAGGGCAGCGAGAGGACATTCCTGCATGGGTGCTGCTACTGGTTCGCGCACATCCTTTGGGAACGCTTCTGTGCGGAGTATTCCGTGGATATCAAGTATGAGCCGGTGCAGGGTCACTTCATTACGAAGATCAACAATCGGTTTTATGACATCCGAGGTGATGTCACGGAGCTATACCGGGGAAAGCCCATGTACGATCTGTACGAGCTGAACCTTAACGACAACAAGTATTTCCAGCGCTTGATGCGCGACTGTCGGGACTTCATAGATCCGCGAGATATTTTGCAAGCAAAATAAATGTCGCTTGCAAAAAGAAAAAAAAACGGGAGGTAAGAAAATGAGCTACGACCTGAGAATCGGTGTCAAGGTTGAAAACACGGATATCATCGCTGTAATCGACGAGCCTGAGCGTAGCAGCCCTACATACAACCTTGGAAAAATGTTTCGAGCATGTACCGGCTGGGATTTTGACCAGGGCGAATGGTACAAGGTATCCGAGGTGCTTCCTTTGATTGAGCATGGAGTGAAAGAGCTGTATATCAACGAGGACGCTTACAAGCAGTACAACGCGTCAAACGGCTGGGGAACAACGATATCAGCGCGGGAGGCTTTGGAGTCCCTCCGAGACTGCATCTATGGCATCATCGCGGGCGATCGTGGATGGCAACAAATACCAGCCGAGCACCTATATGTGCGTTGGTAGGAGAGGTGATCATCCGTGGCTATGCTGAACATTGAATATACCAGCGACCGTGTCAATGTTGTTCGTTGTCGAGACTGCAAATACGCGAAGATGTCAGTTCGAGGCGAATGCAAACACTGTGATTTCTGGCAAGGAGATGATTATACCGAGGCCATGTATCTCGATGGTGATTTTTTCTGTGCCGCCGGAGAAAGGCGGGATGAAGCATGAAGAAGCCGCGCCGATATTACTGCCTTGACAAGCCGCCAATGCCCGGCACGGTCCCGCGAGGCATGATCAACATTGTGGATTTCCGGGAATTCAAATACGTTGATGAGATTGAAGCCAAGGCCTGCGGATATGTCGAGTATTACCGAAAGCTGACAGCGAATGAGATTCGCATCTACAAGCTGGCGGTGGTGGTTCGGAAGCACAACTGCAATGGTGATTACTGCGAGATTTAGGAGGCGGGAGAATGCAGGATGAAATCAAGAGCATGAGCGAAGCCGAGGTATTGGCTGAGCTGAATACGACCAAGCAGCGCATGGAAAAGCTGGCCATTGAAGTCGGCTATATCGGCTCACAGATTTCCGCGAAAAAGCTGGCCCTGAGTGCCAGAGGCTTGAGCGTCAAGAAAAACACCACGGACGGCGAGCTTGTCACCATGCGCACGAAGTATCAGGAATTGAGCAACGAGATCAGGCAGATCAAAACCCGTCGCCAGAAGCTGCTCAAGGCAAAGCAGGAGTATGAAAAGGCCAAGCCGCCGGAGAGCAGGAAGATTAAGCCGCGCGGAGAGCGCCCGAAGAACCGCGTTTACATGGGCAGCGAGTTCAGGGACTGCACTGGCTACGAACGGCGACTGGCCCTCCTGATGGCCTACGAGATCGGCCAGGAACGCTACAGCGAGCTGAAGCGACAGGCCAGCGATGACACCCGAAACGGAGAGACCGACTTCTATACCGGCGGCCAGCGTTCTCATTGGGACGATGCCTGCAGGCGGCCCGAGATCAAAGTCGCTGATGATTTCGAGCGGATGATGCGTACCAACTATAACCAGTTTGCCGGAGAGGAGCTTTAAACCGTGGAAATGCTTGAGAATGTCAGGAAGGCGCTGAGGCTGTGCAGCTACGACCCGGATCCGTATGACGACGACCAGCCGTGCAAGGTGATCGTGTCCTGCGAAATCTGTCCTTACTGGGACGAGGAGCGCGGGTGCAGGGAGACCGACCTGTTCAACGATACGCTAAAGCTGCTGGACAAGCTGGAGGAGCCGGAAACCAGAGTGATGACTCTGGAAGAAGTCAAACAGTTTGTGTTTGGGATGCCATACATCATCGAGATCAATATGCCCGGCGATGAACCGTACCTGGTGTATGGCTTGTATTCACATAACGGTATAGCTGGTAATTTCGATTTCGCCACTGTGAATGGGCGTATTTCCTTGCTTAAAAGCGACTACGGCAGGACGTGGCGTTGCTGGACATCCGCACCGAATAACGAACAGAGGGAGGCAACGCCATGGCGAAACTGATTGATGCGGTCCAGCTGATTGAAAATCCAAAGAATGTACCGATGTTCGTTGAGTGCCGTGGCGAGCATGAATTTCGCTTCAGAGTAGGCAAGAAATACGACGAGGAATCGCACTGCGTTTCCATGATCGGTGGCCGGGTTGTCTATGATATTGACGACTACAACCGAAAGTGGCGGGCATGGGACGAACTGCCGATGGCAAAGGAGCCAGAGAACACACCCTGGCTCCCGGAGGAACCGCGATGAAACTCATTGACGGACACGCCATGATAAAGCGCGTAGAGGAGCTATACCGCAAAGGCGCCGTTGACATTTCGTACTTCAATATCGTTCGAGAAGCTGTCCAAATGGAGCCGGCTATCGACGGAGAGCTGACGAAGCAAGAGAGGATGAGTAATGAGCAGTTACAACAAAGATGACTATGAATGGTTCAAATCTCATAAGCTGTGTGTGCGTTGCAGGCATAATGCCGCGGCTTTCGGAATGGTGCTATGTGCTGACTGCCTTGCGGAGTGCTCTATGCGGGATATCGCGTATGGCACAGCTCAAAAAACCAAGTGGGCGAAAGTACGACGTGAACGCTTGAAAGCGCAGGGTATATGTGTCAATTGCGGCAAGAATCCCGCGAAACAGGGTGTTTTGCTCTGTGAATCATGCCAGAAAAAACACAATGCCAAGAGTCGCATATACCACCATATGCATTATGTGAGGACTATCCGCCCAGAAGGTATGTGCAGGTTTTGTTCGAAGCCTGTTGTTCCAGGGAAGAAACTTTGTGCTGCACACATGATGAGTGAAACGGCAAAACTTGACAAAGCGCGTGCGGAGGGCAAGTGTAACACAGACAACCATCCATGGAGAAAAGGCTGGGGAAAAGTGAGGAAATCCGAATGAAAACCAGCGTGGAGGGCACCCGGCCTGTAACAAGCTCTGATACATCAAAGAAACGCGGTGGAAGTAAGCCAGCCCTCCACCTGATCGATGGCAAGCGGATGACTGTCAATGAGATCGCGGAAATGTTGGGTGTGACACGGCAATGGTTGATTCAGCGCCGCAGTCAGATGGGTGGTGTCAGTTATCAGCTCATCGTAAATATGTGCCGAGAGGGCCGGATACTGACGAAGCATGACCGGTGGCCGCGCCACTGTGTCCACGGACGCTGGATCACTATTCAACAAGCCGCGAAGGAGCTGAACTGCAAGCCGCACAGCATCGACAACTGGCGCAGCGCCAACCGCGACAAGGACGGCAACAAGCCCACCCTGGAAGCGGCATACGACCACTTCAAAGGAGCGCCCAAGCGCGGAAGGGGCAAGGAGCCGGAGAAGCACCAAGTGAACGGAAAGAAGATGACCGTCAAGGAAGCCGCCGAGAAGCACGGCACCACGGTCAACGCGCTGCGCCAGGTCATGAGCCGCCATCGTTGTTCCCTGGATGCGGCGGTGAAGCGGCTGGAGGATCGGAGGATCCGCAAGGCACAACGAGACATCATGGAGATTTTGAAAGGCGGGAAATGAGAAGTCATGGCGAAAGTGAAACCGATTACCATCAAGATAGCACCTGATCAGATCGACTTCTTCGGTGCTGTTCTCAACTGCGCGGTGCGCTATTGCATCGGACGCCGAAGCTATATGCCGGGACTGGTGACAGACTGGATCATGCAGCACTGCCACGGCGTGCTGACAGGGAAAACCATTTTTGTGATGAAGCGTGACATCGACGAGGCCAGGGAGCGCGATGGCTTGGGGATGGATTGTGACGTCGATACCTGGTTGAAGTTCCGGGAATGGCTGGAGAAGGAGGAGGCATACGAATATGTCTAAATTGACACCGTGCCCGTTTTGCGGGAATAATGATGTTACCCTCATGACGCGCAGAGGCAAAGATGGCTGGCGCGACAGATTATTTGTGCTGTGCGACTACAACGATGGCGGATGCGGGGCCTCCGGCGGCTGGTACCACTACCCGGACGAAGCTGTAGAAGCCTGGAACAGGAGGGTACAGAATGAATAGGCATCCGGTAGATTACAAGCAGCGGGATAAACGGTGGGGTTCCGAGCTGTATTCAAGTCACAACGACTCATGTCAGACGATTGCCAGTTCTGGCAGTGCGCCGACGCTTTGCGCGGATATCGTTGCAACTCTCAAAGATCCAGCCGTTACTCCTCCAATTCTCGCAAGGCAGGCATTAGAATGGGGTTGCAGGACACGCATGAGCGGTACAGCCTGGGATTTTTTTAAGAAGGTAGCAGAATATTACCAATTTCGGAAGTTTGTTCAGTCTGGCAAATGGGAGGCACTGATTAAGTGCCTCAATGCCGGCGGATATGCTGTGTGCATGATGAGGCCGGGGTACTGGTGCAAGGGCGGTAACTATATCCTTGCCTGGAAATATGATGACAAGTATGTTTATGCCGTTGATGCCTGGACCAAAACCAAGAACAAGCAACTCATATCCGACTTTGTAAAAGAAAGCAAGATGTATTTCTGCTTCTATCCAGATGCAGACAATTAGGAAGATGAACAAGGCGAAGGAAGCCTGGAACAGGAGGACTGAAGATGACAGAAAGACCGATACTGTTTAACACCGAGATGGTCAGGGCCGTTCTGGATGGCCGTAAGACGCAGACGCGACGGCTGGTGAAAGGGCTTCCGCTGGCAGAACCGTGGTTTACCGTCGAGGACGGCAGGCCGATGATGTGTGACGAAAACGGCGAATGGTATCCGGCTGAGCGTTTCAGCACCGTACAGCCTGGGGACATTCTGTGGGTGCGTGAGACGTGGAATGGTGGGCGTCTCTTCGGCCAGAAAGGAAACGGTTACGCTTACGCCGCAGACTACAAAGGGCAGAGTGCTTTTGGCTGGCGTCCCTCCATCCACATGCCGAAGGAGGCGGCGCGATTGTTCCTGTTGGTGAAGGATGTGCGGATGGAACGGCTGCAGGACATGAAGATGTCCGACATAAAGGCCGAAGGCGTGGTGCCATCCAATGTAACCGGCGGTCATTGGCAGCAATGGCAGCAAGAATACATGAAGCCTGTGTGGGATGGCACGATCAAAAAGACTGACCTTCGACGCTTCGGCTGGGATGCCAACCCCTGGGTGTGGGTGATCGAGTTTGAACGAATCAATCCGCAAAACCAGTAAACCTGTGCGGGTCGAGCTTCAGCACGTCGCAGATCCCCATGCCGATGCGGAAAGACGCAGAGGCCATGGAACGTTCGCCACGCTCGAAGCGCTGATACTGAATGAGCTTGATGCCGGCGCGATCTGCGACCTGCTGCTGGGTAAGGCCGAGTTCTTTGCGGCGCTTATACAGGATAGCGCGGTCGGTCATCATAATATCCCATGTTTCGTTTTTTGCGAAGATAGGGATAACGCGCTGTTCTGACTTGAAGTCATCTACCATATCAACATCGCCGATGTGTTGTGACATAATGCAACCCCCTCAAGAATTATGAATGGCTCAATTATAATACCAGTTGGTATCATTGTCAATAACTTTTGGAGGAATTTATATGAAGCCAAATGCAGCGCCTGATATTGATAAGTGCATTCGTGGATTGATGTTCGCCCAGGAGCATATGTGCCTCAACTGCACGTATGACAACGATATTCACGATGCTATAAAGCTACTGCGGGAGCAGCGCCCGAGAGTATTGAGGCTGGATGAAGTGCTGGAGCTAATACCGGGATGCGTTGTTTGGCTGGAAGACATCGACAAGCCCTATGTAATTCCCGGACTACTGGATAAAGTGTTCACCACGACAAAGGTGGCTGACTTTCAGCTGGTACGGAAAACCGTGACCGCTGATCTTGACGAGTACGGCAAACGCTGGCGGTGCTGGTCGGCACCGCCTACAGTCAAAGAGAGAAAGGAGAAGAGGTGGAAATGAACGACTTCCTGACATTCATTGACAGGCTAACAAACCACTTCCCTGTCCATGTTGATATCCAATACAGCAAGATCACGGATTGGTGCATCTACGTCAAGAAGGTTGGTTGCGCGTCAGACTACCCGGAAAGTGACCACATCGGCAATGATGCCATCCTGTGCAACGTTCAGGATTGCGATATGGAGCTGGCATTCGCCAGAGCGCACGTTGCTGTCAAGGATTGGCTGATTCACTTCAACGAGGGCTATTAAGGAAATAGGAGGCTGTTATGGAACTGACACTGATTGAAAAGACCAACCAGACGCGCATTAAAGTGAGTTTGAAAAAGCTCCCGCAGTATGAGCACGTCATTATGGCTTATATCCTGACGCACGGCGGACGGGAGGAACGCCGTACCACGCGGTATGTCTATTTCATCATCGATGCCGACGTTATCTGCAAGGGGTGATAATATGGGAATCTTAGTAAACATCGATATGCCAATCAGTTGCTTTGGGTGTCCGATGGCCAGAGCAGAAGGAGATGACGCCACCTGTCAAGTGACTGGCAACACAACCAATGCGAAAACCAAACGTCAAGAAGACTGCCCAATTCTATTAGGAAACATAAAGTTCATGGCTACTGGCGACGATCCTCTGCGCGGCTATGGGTTTACACAGCGCAGTTCCTGCGCGACGTGTGCAAGGGCCGGAATACCGGAAGTTTGCAAATATTGCTCATCCAATCAGGAAATGAGGTACTGGCGATGACCGTTGAACGAATCATTGAATTGCTGCGCATCGAGCATCAGTGCATTCTCAGCAATACCAACGGAGAATGCGATAGGAGATGTAACGACTGTGATCTTGTGCAGGATGATGCCGAGCTAAACGAGATGTACACTGAAGCAGTTTCGATTCTGGAGGCACAGAGGCTTGGGGTGATGTCCCTGGATGCTGTCCTGCAAGAAGACATTCCGTTCTGGCTTGAATACCGCGATCCAAAGGATTGGGAACTCAATGAGTGGGTTTTGCTGTTTGACACAGATTCAGTTGCTGGAGAAAGAATTGGGCTGAGAGGCAGGTTGAGCTGTCATCTTCCATGGACTAAGGATTATGGCATAGAGTGGCGTTGTTGGACATCTAAACCAACAGACGAAGAAAGGATGGCTGAACCGTGGGAGACCTGATTTACAGGGATGATGCGATTGTTGCTCTTACGACAAGTGCTGATTATATTGGAAATGCGTTGGACAAGCTGTGCAAGATTCCTGCCGTGGATGCTGCGCCTATGGTACATGGGCGATGGGGAAAAGACTGCAATTGTTCGGTATGTGATTTTAAGCCCTGGTATGAGTATGATATACATACATTATCTTACTGTCCCAACTGTGGCGCGAAGATGGATGGTGAACGGAGGATTAATAATGGCGCGGATGCCTGATGGTTGGATAGTCACAGTTGAATGTAGCGGGCTGGAAGTGCGAATACATGATTCACGGGAATTGATAACGTGCAAGAACTGCGAACATGGCTATTTCGCGGACAATAGGGTTCCAGAACAGCAGTGCTGGGTATGTGAAAAATATGGGCTTGAAAATGGCCCGGACTGGTACTGCGCAGATGGTAAGCTGCGGGAAAGGGAGACAACGGCATGGGACAAATGAAATGCAAGTGGATTTCAGATGACTTCTCTGAAATCTGCACGAACGCAGACTGTGACTATCGGGCAGACTATTGCCCGTGTACAAAATACCCAAATGTTTGCAGGTACTCGGAACTGGCAGAGGAAAATAAAGACGAGTAGGAGGACAAAAGGAGGGAACGAGTATGAGCATCAAAAAAGGCAACAAGGGCGATGACGTGAAGGTCATTCAGAGCAAGCTGAAGGAACTGGGTTTCCTCTCCGGC